TGGGGGGTTGGACACCCCATACTCTGAAAATTTTTGGTAAAATCTATAGGCTTTTCCGCTTTCCACCCTTTTTTCCTGTAATTTGGACATGTTTGTTATTGCTGACAGGGTTCTGGCGTGACCTTTTTGATTAAATATATCCCTATGTTCCTATTCCCCTTGATGAAACCAGAAAGGTCACGCCTACAACATTTCTTCATTGATAAACCTTTCCGAACTACTACCTGTGTCGATGCTCCGGTTGTGGTGGAGAGCTAGCCCCAATCACCGGAGGGGGTATATATATATAAATATATATACCCTCCCCTTCGGGGATGATTGGGGCTCTCCACATACACACAACCGGCCCCTCACTCGCTACGCTCATGAAGGGGAATTTATAATAATCCCGACCCGGTTCTAGCAGACCTTGCAAAACTGGCATGAAATGCGATATTATTGCTACATGCCCGCAAAGCCGAAGACCTCTTCCCCTGCAAAGCCAGCGAAAGTTACCGCTGCGGAAAAGCCGCGTGCCAAGAGGGCTGCCAAAGTTTCCGAACCGCAGATCACCATGCCGCCAATCAAGCGGGATGCGATGGGCCGGCTCACACTCAAGGACACTGCCGAACTTCTCGGCATCACGGATCGCACGCTTCGAAACTGGCGAGACAAGGATTACTGCCCTGCCATCAGCTCTGGTGGCGCGGTCGATATGCCACGTCTGGTCAAGTGGCTCGAGGAAAAGGCGAAGGAGCCTCTGCTCGTAAAGCTTCAGGCCATAGACCAGGCTAGCGGCGTTTCTAGGGAAGAGGTCGAGATCCGAGGCATGATCTCGGACAACCTGTTCAAGAACCTTCGCTACGAGAAAGAGCGTAAGGAGCTGATTTCAAAGAAAGAGATGTATCATCATCTCTCCACAATCCTCTCCGACGTTTCGATGCGTTTGAAAAAGCTTGGTTACAAGATCGGTCCAGATCTCTCGGCCGAAAAGAACGCCGAGAAGTGCACGCAAATTGTCAACAAGGAAGTCAATAAGCTACTGCTCGAGCTTTGTGTCGATGTGATCATGGACATGAAAGAAAAGGGCGGAAGCATGTTCGACCAGAGTGATGCTTTGTCTGCCGAAGCAGAAAAGGAGATGATGAAAGAGACGAAGGTGGACGAAGATGAGCAACCTGATCTCTAAATACGATCCATCGGTATATGATTCCTTTCGTCTTGAAAGTCCTGATCTCTATGAAGATTTCATAGATCGTGGAGAGGAAATATTTAACGAAAACTTGCTCGAGATCCTGAATATTGTCAGGAAGACGATGCGACCTGACTCGTCAATGAGTGTTGACCAGTGCGCTGATGCTTATCGTTTCATCACATCAAAGAGCTCTGCAACCCCGGGTAAGTATGATGTATCTCAATACGAGATTGCTCGTGGACCGCAGGCAGCAATCACGGAACCAGGCGTCCGCACGATTACAGCTTTAGGACCGACGCAGCTTTTCAAGTCATCTTTGCTCGAAAATACAGCGCTTTGGTATGCGCTGATAAATCCAGGCCCGGTTATGTTGGTGCAGCCATCCTTCAGGGATGCTGTCGATTTCATGGCGCAGAAATTGCAGCCTATGTTCGACAACACACCGGCGACAAAGGGCTTGGTTTACAAGATGACCAAGTTCGACGTGCTTTTCATTGGCGGACACATCACGCTTGCCGCTGCAACGTCGGAAAACAGCCTTGCTTCGCGTCTCGCTGTAGCGATGCTTTACGACGAAGTTGCCAAGTATGGCTTGATACGTGGCAGAAATCCGGTGTTTTTCGGAGACAAGCGTCTCGAAACATTCGGGCCGTTCGGGCGATCCGTCAGAGCATCATCTCCCACCACTGAAGAAAATTACATGTGGGAGCAGTATTGGAAGCTGTCTGATCGCAGGCAGCCTTTCATCGTGTGTCCGGAATGCGGTCACGATCATGTCATGCGTTGGGAGCCCACAGATGATGAGCGGGAGAGGTATTTCGTCAAGCATGGCAAGAAGGCTCCTGATTACAACGTTACTTGGATCGTGGATCCGCGCACGGGCAACTGGGATTTCGAAAGCGCAAGCTACAACTGTCCTGAATGCGGTCATCCATTCACGTATGGGGAGCGTCGAAAGGCAATCAGTGAGCTGAAATGGAGGCAGACAAGGCCGTTCTCATGCTGTGGAGAATATCAGGATCCTGAAGCGCTGAATTATGATCGGATGGGTAAATCCGAGTGGAAGCCGTATCTCAAGGATCCGCATAACCCTATCTGGACTCCTACGATCAGGGAGAACGACGGCTATGAGATCGTTGGTCGCGCTACATGCCGGCACTGTGGGAATCTAGCGGTTCCTAATACGCATGCCGGCTTCAATGCATCTCGCCTTTATTCCCCGAAACACTTGAGTGAGATGACGCAAAAGTGGAAGAGCGATCTCTCCATCGCTGGCGGTAAAGCGTCATTTTATAACGATGAACTCGGTCTTCCGGCGCCTGAAGGCAATCAGGTCAAACTGACGGCCGATGGTCTGAAGGCACGCGAAGAAGAATACGATTTCGAGCTTCCAAGCCGTGTTGTGGTCATCACGGCCGGTGTCGACACGCAGCCTGATCGCTTCGAAGTCGAGATCGTCGGTTGGGGCAGAGGCTTCGAGAGTTGGTCGCTGGATTATATCGTTATCGAAGGATCTCCTGATGATCCTGTGACACGTGCGCGCCTGGACGAGGTTTTGCAGAGGGTCTACGTCGGCGCGGATGGCCGTGAGCAGGGTATTCAGGCTGTCGCTGTCGACTCTGGTGGTGAAAACCAGGACGGTATGTCGGAAACAGGCCGTCATCGCGTCCAGACAACCCGTATCATCTACGCTTACTGCCACCAGCGTTTCGACAGGAACGTGTGGGCGATCAAGGGTGACGCTGAAAAGGGAGACGTCATTCGCGATCCTTGGCCGAAGTCTCCTACGCCTGCCGGTCAGTATAAGACACCGCTCTACATCATCGGTAAAACCGTGCTTTTCAACGAAGTGCACGGTCACTTGCAGATCACCACGCCCGGACCGGGATACTGCCACTTCCCAGTTGGCCGTGAGATGTATTGGTATAACGGCTTGCTCGCTGAAAAGCGGATCAAGGTCGGCAACGTCATGCGTTGGCGGAAGAAGGACAGCACGCCGAACGAGCCACAGGACTGCCGTGCCTATGCTCTGGCAGCGCTCGAGGGTCTGAAAGCCAAGTATGAAAACCCGTTCCTTGTCGAGGATATCGCTGATGATCTCGGTATTGGCGTGGATCTGACCGATTACGAAAAAGAGCAGTTCACTGACGACATGCTCGAGCGGATCGGAGAACAGACCAAGCGGGCGATTGAGCAGAACCGTGCGCGTCCTGTGGCGAAGATCGAGAAGCGTCCAACGATGCCAAAGATCAAGCCTGCAGATGCTGATTCTGCACCACCTCCGCGCCCAGATCCTGGGCCACTTGCAAAAGTTGTGCCAAATGCGCTAGAATCGCGAGAGTCGGATCGATCACGCTGGATGAGCTCGGACTTGGGCGTAACTCCCGAACGTCGCAAGGTGCCTTGGAGCAAGAAGCGCGATTGATCCGGCGACCTGATTTTGTCCGGCGCCGGAGAATGTTTGTGAGCGATCCTAATCTTACACAGCTGGAAGAGCTGATCGGCACGGGCGTCAAATCCCTTTTCAGTGAGAACGACCGTCTCGAGGCGCAGGATACCGGGAACCTGATCAAGGGACACGAATACCTTTCTGATCTATCACAGAAGCGTCAGAAGAAGCGCATGCGCCCGGGTAGAATCTCGATGGGGTGCAGTTACTGATGGCAAACTTACTCGATAAAGTCGGAGACTTATTTCGTGGCCAGACCGAACTCGGCAATCTGGTAGACGAAGCTGTTGACGTAACAGGAAGCCAACGTCGTGAGCTGATCAATGATCAGGTGCACGTGCGGTCGTTCATGGATCGCTACAACCGTTTCAAGTCATATGATCATCGCCAGCGTGCGCTGGATCCGACATATGGCCCTCATGCGATGGGTCAGGACGTAGCTTATCTGCAGGAAAATGCAGTCAAGCTGGCGATGCTAAATCCATATGCTCGAGCGGCTGCCAAGGTTCTGGTGAATTACACCGTTCTTAGCGGCGTTAATATCATCATAAAATCTGCCAAGAAAAGCCTTCAGAAGAAGGTTTCGACTACCATAAACAAGTATCTTTACGAGACAGTCGACTGCGATGCAGCGCGTCATGGCAACTTCGTCGCTCTCGAGACACTGGTAGCTGGTCACTATTTTCGCGCAGGTGAAGTTCTGGTGCGCCGTCGCTGGCGTGACTTCTCCGATGGTCTGACACTGCCTGTCACCTTCGAGGTTATCGATCCTTCGCAGTTTTACGATGGCGGACAGCCGGGCGGTGTGAAAGAGGGTAACAACTACGCGGCTGGTATCGAGTTTTCGCCGCTTGGACACCCTGAAGCCTACTGGCTCTACAAGGGTAATCCCAGAAACACGCTGTATGATCGCACGCCGGTTCGCGTTCCTGTGAGGGACGAGAAGGGTCGCACGCAGATCGTCCACCTGTTCGAGAAGATCTTCCCGGGTCAGATCAGAGGCATTCCGGCCGCTGTTCTCGCGATGGGCACGATCCTTGAATCGCAGGATCTGCGTTATTCGGTTCTTCGCCGTCTGCGTATGGAAGCCAAGATCGGCCTGGTGCTGAAGGAAGACTTCAACGCCAAGGAAAATCCTGAAGTTCCGGGCATGAGCATGAAAAAGCCCGGTGGCGCAGAAGAAACCATTGATTCGCAGATAGTTACCGATTTTGTCGAGCATAAGGTTCTGCAGGATAACATGGTCTTCCCATTGCCCCCGGGCTGGGACATTGACCACATCATGATTCAGAGTGGATCGAACTACTCGGAATTCATGAAGGATCTGCATCGCACTATCGCTGTTGCTTATCGCGTTCCGTATGCCGCTTTGACAGCTGACATTGAAGGCGTGTCGTTCAGTGGTGGTAAGCTTGGCACACTCGACTTCAAGACAGAGCGTGGTCGTGATCAGTCGTTCTTCATAAACAACCTGCATCAGTTTGTTTTCAATTCCTGTGTCGAAGCAGGCAGGCTGGCAGGTCTGTGGTTCGATTCCGATATCACGGCTTCGTTCAAGTATGACGCCTTCCCCTCGTCAGAGCCGGAGAAGGAAGAGAAGGTTCATGCCCTGCAGCTCGAAAAGGGGCTTACGTCCAGGCGGCGTGCCTGTGCTGCTCGAGGCGAAGACTTCTTCGAGATCGTCGACGAGATTGCCGAGGAAGATGAGTATTTGAGATCCAAGGGGCTCGATTACCTCACTCACGACAAGATCATGGCTAAGGCCGCGCAAAAGGCGGATGCAGCACAAACTGACCCCAATGCAACCGATGCCAAAACACCAGCCAAAAAGAAGGTAGCAACAGCATAGACCTGATGCCCGCAGGCTCTTCCGAGAGCTTGCGGGCTGACACTTGCAATTTTCGTGCCAACTCTGCTATTATCGCTATCGACGTTGAAAGAAGGAAGTGAGTTAGTGCCACAGGCAGCTCGAAATAACGATATCGGAAGGTTCGCTGGCCATGCGCCTGTCGAGATCCGTAACGGTATTGCTCGTTTCGAAAGCGGTGATGAGCTCTCGCTTCGCGAAGTCACAGTTCGCTCAAACACTGCTCGTGAGATTGTCGACGAGACAACTGGCAGCAAGTCCAGAACAGTAGATGTAATCTGGACGACTGGTGCGACTGTCCTTCGTTATGACTGGTATCGCGACGAATTTTATAACGAATCCCTTCAAGTTGACGAAGATTCTATTGACCTTGGTCGCATGAACGATGGGGCACCGCTCCTGAATTCGCACTGGTCATATAGTCTTGAAGATGTTCTTGGCCGTGTCGAAAAGGTCTGGATTGAAGACGGCGTTGGTTACGCTACTGTCCGTTTTTCCAACCGTTCTGATGTTGACGATATCTGGATGGATGTTCGTGACGGCATCATCGGAAAGATTTCTGTCGGTTATCGTGTTCGTAAGTGGGAAATCACGAAAGCCGAAGGAAAGATCACAGAAAAGCGGGCTGTCGATTGGGAGCCTTACGAAATTAGCCTTGTGGCTATTCCGGCGGACAGCGGGTGCAGTGTCCGGGAAGATCAATCTCGCACTGCACCTGCAAATACATCGGAGGTAGATGTGACTGTTAAGACTGAAGGTAGTGAAGCTCCTGCTTCTGTAAGCAACGAGCAGCGTAACGACCAGGCTCCTGCTGCTCCGGCCGCTGCTGCGACTGAAACAACCACTGCTGCTCCCGAAGCTTCTGGCGAGCGCACTGTCAGCCCGGATGCTGCTGATATCACCCGTTATGCCGCTGCAAACAGTCTCGATGTTTCTGTTGCATCGCGTGCCATCGAAGAAGGCGTCTCGTTCGCTGATTTCGTCCGCGCCAACCTCAAGAACGAAGTTTCAAACGAAAGGAAGACCGAAGTGAGCATTAACGCTGATGGCTCGGGCGCTAACAATCAGCGCTCTTTCCGCACGGAAATGGAGCTTCGCGGTGAAATGTTCACTGCGGAACTGCTTGACCGCACTGCAACAGGTTCGTTCACTCCCTCTGATCAGGCTCGCCAGTATGCCGGTCATGGCCAGCGTGGTGCGGCTATTGCCTACCTTCGCTCGATGGGTGAATTCGTTGACGAGCGCGCTTCTGACGCTTCGCTTGTCGAACAGGCTCTGAAGCGTTCGGTTGGCGGTGGTATCACCAGCTCCGACTTCCTCGCAATCTATGCCAAGCCGGCACAGGCTGTGATTGATCAGAGCTGGAAGGAAACCATCCCTGAAACCAACTGGCAGCGCCTTGCCGGCCAGATGCCGATGACCGACTTTGATGGCCGTCAGGTCTTCTCAATGTCGCTGTTCAACGGAATCGCGAAGGTTTCGGAAGACGGCGAACTGCCCCTCGCCTCAATGAGCGGCAACAGCTACACGGCGAAGACTGATACCCATGGTATCAAGATCGCCCTGACTGTTCAGGCTCTGATCCGCGACAACATTGGCATGTTCATGGAAGGCATGCGCGATCTGGGCATCACCTGGAACTTCTACAACGAAGCTCTGTTCATGAACGTTCTCGAGAACGGTTATGTCAACAGCTCGGATGGTAAGCGCAAGATCTTCTCGCAGGCCGCTGGCAACCTCGTCAACATCACTGATCTTGACGAAGATAACCTCGAAAAGATGGTTATCGCTCTGCGCACACAGTCGCAGTCGCCCAAGCTTGGTGGGATCGCTGTCCGCACTGCTCCCCGTTACCTGATCGTCTCGTATGATCTGGAGCGTAAGGCTCGCAAGCTGACTGCCCAGATCAATGCGACGAAGGCTTCTGACGTGCAGGCTTACACCGGCATCGAAGTTGTGGTTGTCGACTCATTCAAGGAAAAGACCTGCTATCTTGCTGGTGCCAATGGCATCAAGGGCATGATCAAGCGCGCCTTCCTGCAGGGCAATGGCGATCCTCGCATCGAGCGTCTGGCGATGACTTCGGCACTTCGTGTCGACTGGGAATCCTACCAGCACTCGAACTTCGTCGGCGCAAGCCACCTTGGCGCCGTGAAGGCTGTCTTCCCTGCCTGATGAGAGGTGATCGGGGTGGCGCGGGCCACCCCGAGGCAACAGGATTTTTGGAGTTAAGGTCATGAACGGAACCAAGGTTTACAAGAATAACTCGGTCATCACCCTTCCGGTGCCTGCAGAGGGCATCACGGTTGGCCAGCCTATCGCTATCGGCGGATTCTTCGGTTTTTCGCAGCTGACTTGCTCGGCTGAAAACGCTGAAGGTGAGCTGTTCACTCTGGATCGCACCGGTGTGTTCGCTGTCGAAGTGAAGGCGACTTCAACTGATATCGGTATCGGCGATGACGTCTATTTTGATGACAATGCCACTCCGAAGTTTGGCAACGCATCAGGCCGTCTGATCGGTTATGCGATGGGCGAAGTTGAAGCAGGTGAAACCAAGGTGATTCAGGTTTCTGTCGAAATTCTGCCGGTCACAACCAAGGCAGAAGCAATCGAGGATGCTGGCGGCGCTGACGCCTAATAGGAATAAACCACGGCGGAAAGGGCGGGCATTCGGCAACGGGTGCTCGCCCTTATTTTTAGGAATTAAATATGCTGGGCGGAATGAGCGGTTTTGGCTCGATCCTGATCAAGGGTTTGAATGGTGGCCTCAAAGGCGACTATTTTCATGCCAAGACCAACGAGACGCTTACCGACGTCGACATATACGACAAGCAGAAGCTGGTCGCGACCGACAAGATTGGCGAGCGTGCCTCATTCACCCATGAGCGCGTATTCCGCATTGACGGGCTTCCTTGGGATCAAAAGACCATGACCAAGGATACGGTCACGCTCAAGGACGGCAGGGTATTCGAAGTAACGCGAGCTGATAAATCACCGCTCGGAATTACCACCTGTTACGTCAAGCTTATCCAGCGCTGAAGCCATTTGGCATGTATCTTGCATTTCTAGCATGTTTTAGGCTATTATCGCGTTATGACGTTCACAGGAACCCATGTCCGGCAACGCTTGCTTGCAGCTGTTGAAGCTGCGGTCAGATCCGTGCCGTCCTTGAATTCTGTAGATTCGTCATCGCCGGAGCTCGATCATCCTGAAGAGGGTGCGATCTGCGACATATCCTTGGTCGAAGAGCGTTCGAAAAAGGATGGTGGCAACGATCTTGGTCGAGGCGTCCTGAATAGGCAGCTGACCATTGGACTAATTTGCGTAGCAATAGTTCCAAAGGACATGACGCCGGAAGAATTTGAAGGCCTTGTCATGGGTGACCTTGAGCGGGCTTTAGCAGAGAGTGAGGGTCTGGCAGGTATTGCTGATGATTGGTTCATCTCCAAAACCCGCTGGTCTTACGATCAGGTCGACGACGATACTGTGATCAGCACGGCGACCGAACTTGAAGTCTTTTACAAGACGTCGACAGCTGATCCAGGCAGGGCACTTTAAGGAGTTTGGAAATGATCAAGCAGCAAATTGATGGTTACAAGTTTGGACGTGGGCAGACAACGGGAAAGTTCCTGACTGGTGTTCTTGCCGGACACGGCCTTTACTTTGGTGACGTTGAACTTACCCGCTCTTTCAGCGCTGGTGACGAGTTCAAGCGTTACACCCCTGAATCGGCCAACAAGGCGCTGTCCTTTCAGGATTTTGATGGTGCTGAAATCACTGGAACAATAAAGTTCTTCCAGTGGAACAAGGCTGCCAAGATGATTGCAGCCATGGGCGATGAGAATGCGGTCAATCAGCCTGCATCCGCTTCGATCACTGTCACTGGCAAGGCTGCTGTTGGCAACGTGATCGTTCTCGAAAAGTTCGATGTGAAGGATGTTGTAGTTTCCGATGGTGATGCCATCGAATTCGATGAAGGCACTCACTACGTGCTGCACAATGATGGCGACAGCTATGCTGTTGTGACAATCACTGCGCTGCCCGCTGGTGTTGTTGCTGGTGATGACGTTCAGGTTGATTTCGGCTGCAATCAGAAGCAGCTGAAGACCAACTACCTGCTCGCAAACTCGAAGTTCGAGATGGAAATGATGTTCCAGGAGCGCGTCAAGGCGGACAACCCGACCAAGCCTGTTACTGCAATTCTGCACCGTGTTTCGATTGTTCTGGATGGCGACATTTCGGAGATCGATACCAACGCCGAACTCAAGACTGTGACTGGTAAGTTTACGGTTCTCGCCGACACCACCAAGCCGACTGGCGAGCAGTATGGGTATCTGATCCAAGCTGCCTGATGAATGCCCCGGGGGAGAGTGATCGCTCCCCCGGGTTACCTTTGATCAACCGGGAGAATTTATGAGCACTACAGTGAACCCCTTTGACTATATCCCCGTTCCGGATGTGGTCGAACCAAACGTTCTCAATATTCGTGGTCGTGAAGTTGCCTTTCGCGAAATCGCAATCGATGAATTTGCCCGTATCAGCCGCAAGTTCCCCAATGTAGCTGCCTTTTTTGAAGGTGCTCCTGCCGCTGTTGATGAGACAGAGCTTCAGGTAGCCATCATCGCTACAGCGACAACCGCTGCTGACATTAGCGATGAAGACTTCGAAAATACCTGCAACACCATTCGCTTTGGTTTCTCTCGGATCGAGCGTCAGGTAGCTGCGAACAAGATCCTGTCTGTCAGCATGCCCCAGAACGTCATTGTTGAAGACGAGGGAAACGAACCTATCGCCGCCCCGAAGAAGGTGGCGAAGAAGGCAGTAGCCAAGACCAAGTAAGCCTCTGGCAGCTTTGGTCGGAGATGTGCATGGATCTGCGCTTGAACGGCGTGCATCCATGCCCTGAAACACTTTCGCCAAGGCGCATGGTCTGTCTGCATCGCAATATGACAGCAGCCTTGAACAGGCGTCGTGCTGCTGATGCAAGAGCCACGTTCCTCGCTATCGCGGCCGGTGTGAATGGCGGCAAGGCCGTCTCATTGTTCGACGAGCATGTGAACCGTCTCATGAAGCGTGAGGTGGTGAAACTGGTGCAGCACAAGCCTGCCGAAGACGTCGAAAACAGCGACGATTATGAAAGTGCCAGCCAAGCCGCACTTGAACAGGCGAAGATGTTCTTCGCTATGAAGGAGAGTAAAATTGAGCAGCCTCAATAAGGTAACACTGATTGGTAATCTGGGATCCGACCCGGAAACCCGTGAGATCGGCAATGGCAAGCTTACCAGCTTCCGTCTTGCTACAACCGACGTTTATAAGACACGCGAAGGCGATCGCAAGGAAGCCACAGAGTGGCACAACATCGTAATCTTCAATGAGCGTATTATCGATGTTGCAGAGCGGTTCCTGAAGAAGGGTTCGCAGGTCTATCTCGAGGGCAAGCTCAAGACACGCAAATGGGTCGACAAGGACGGCAATGATCGCCTGGTCACAGAAGTTGTGGTCGAAAAATACACCGGAGAGCTGAAGCTTCTGGGGCGTGCAGAAGGTGGCAATGACACCGGTCGTGGCAATGCTCGCAACGATGATCGCCGTGATGACAGGCGTGATGAGCGTGACCGTGGTGATCAAAGAGGCGGCAATTCCCGCTTTGAAGAAGACGAGATCCCATTCTGACTCGGCTTTAGTCGTGGGACGCTGCTAGCTGCTCTAGCAATTTTCATGCCAGTTATGCTAGGATACCTGAATGGGTAAAGAGCGTTCCACGATTGAGCTGTTCTTCAAGGCGCTTGGACACAAGGATGTTCAGGATGCCCTGCGGGTTATCTCGCAGGATGCTGCAAGGACGGATGAACAGCTGTCTCGCATGGGCAAGAAGGCCGGTGCGACCAATTTTGCGAACAAGCTTCGTGAAGATTATGCCCGGGCGATCAAAGAGCAGGCTTATCTCGCCAAGGAGATGCGTCGTCTTCAGGATCTCGGATCGAAGAATGCTCTTGGGTCACGCGAACAGACCGATCTTGCCAGACTAAAGCAGGAATACAATAATATCGGCCGTGTCATCCGTGACCTTAACCGGAACGGCCGTCGTATACTCGATCCCGGTGAATTCACAGACGTTGAACGTCTCACTCGTGAATTCGGTCGTCTTGGTGAAAAGATCCGCTCTGTCCGCAATGTGCCACCTACCCCGGTGGATCCGAACGTTGCGCGTGCACAGGCTCTGCGTGATCAGTATCGCCGTCTTCTGGTAGATCAGAAGTTCCTGCAGAACGAAATCTCGAGACTGTCTCGGCTTGGTGCTGCGGGCAATCTGGGATCTGCCGACTTCCAGAAGCTTCAGTCCCTTCGCAACGAGCTTGCTGACGTTGGTCGTCAGATCCGCACGGTCAAGACGAATGGCAAGGGACTGCTCGATCCTAACGAGCTCAAGGACGTTGCCCGTCTGCAAGATCAGTGGAGACTGGTTGCACAGCAGATCCGTGAGGTTAAGAATTCCTCGTCAGCTCCTAACAGCTATGCCAGCAAGCTTCGTGGCGATCTGGCAGGCGCTGTCCGCGAGCAGACGCAGCTGTCGAAGGAATACAAGCGTCTTAATGACCTTGGAAACAAGAACAGCATCGGTGCTCGTGAGCAGGCTGACCTTGCTCGCCTGAAGCAGGAATACCGCAATCTCGCCAAGGTGCTTCAGGAGCTTAACCGCAACGGCAAGAGCATCCTGAATCCCAACGAGATCAAGGACGTCGACCGTCTGACACGGGAATTCGGCCGTCTCGGGGCGAAGATCCGTGAGGTGCAGAACGTTCCACCTCCTTCTGTCGATCCTGCGATTGCCAAGCTCGAGGCTCTGCGTAATCAGTATCGTCGCCTGGTCGCTGATCAGAAGTATGTCCAGAGCGAGCTAAACCGTCTCGGCAAGCTTGGACAGGCCGGTGCTCTCGATGCCCGTGACCTGCAACAGCTCCAGCGTCTGCGTGGTGAGCTTGCGCAGATCGGCAATCAGATCCGTTCGGTAAAGAGCAACGGTCGTGGTCTGCTCGATCCCAACGAGATCAAGGACGTCACACGCCTTCAGGAGCAGTGGCGCCGGGTTGCGCAGCAAATCCGTGAGGTCAAGAACGTCAACACCGATCCGAGGATTGCGCTTCAAGCTGGCATCAAAGCCAAGCTTGATGAAGCAATCCGTGAGCAGAAGGCTATCCAGTCGGAGCTCAACCGTCTTGGCCGGCTCAAGTCGGAAAAGGGCGGACTGTCTGACGATAACAAGCGCTATCTGGAATCTCTCAAGCGTGACCTTCTCGAGCTGCAGCGTCTTGTCGGATTCCTGAATGCGCATGGCATCCATCTCCTGTCGGAGGAAGATGTAAAGCGTGCCAACCGTCTCACTGCGCAGATGCGAGAGCTGCAGCGTCAGTCGGACAACTTCAACCGTCGCCAGTTCAATGGCGCTGGCCTGAAGACGTTCGCTTCGTCTCTACAGGCTGATTTCGGACGCCTGTTCAACACGATGGGTCGTGTCGGCTCATTCACGTTTAACACCACGCTTGGCGGCATGCGTCAGCTGGGATCGTTCGCTCTTACTGCGATCAGAAACCTTGGCGGTATCGTTCCTGTATTCAACGGGATTCGTGGTGCTGTTTCGGCCGTCAACGGTGCTGTAAGGACGCTTGGCTTCTCGATCCTGTCAGCTGGTTTTGGCGTTGCTGCACTGGCACGCGGATTCCAGAATCTCTATAACTCAAACGCCAGCCTTCAGGGCAGCGTCTCGGCTCTGCGTGCGCTTAACACTGAAATCAATGCTGCTAATGGCCGTCCGGTTTTTGCGTCTGACACAAATGGTCCTGGCCTTCGTGACATAAACTCTGGAAATGCTCAAACCACAGCGCAGGATCTGGCATACCTTAATCAGCTGGCATACCAGCATGGTCTGTCGGTCAATGACCTTGCTGGCAGCTACATCCGTCTGAAGGCTTCAACGCAGGGCACAGGCCTTGCAAGTGATGATATGCAGAAGCTGTTTAAAACAGTGACTGCCACCAACACCGTTCTTGGCGGAACAGAAGACAATGCCAAGAGAGCCTTTATTGCTCTCGGGCAGATGGCTTCTAAGGGGAAGATCTACTCCGAAGAACTTAAGGGGCAGCTAGCTGAAGCTCTGCCCGGTGCTGTCGGAATAGCTGCACGCGCTTATGGAATGTCTGTCAAAGATTTCAATGAGATGGTGCAGAAGGAAGATGTCAGTGCCGCCGAGTTCATCAAGAAATTCTCTGCACAGCTAGAAAAGGAATATGGCGCGGCTGCCGAAAGCATGGCTAACACAAGCCGTGTCGCTTTCGGCCGTCTGAAGTCAGCTTGGGAAAATGCCAAGACTGTCATCGCATCGGGCAAGCTCGATGAATCGATGATGCGTCTTTACCAGAACATCTCCAACATCTTCACGGCGCTGTCGAAGGATGGAGCATTCACTCGCTTTGGCGAGAAGCTTGCTGCATCAATTGACAGAATTAATGAGCGCATAGAGCTGGCCAACAAGGGCGGTTATCGCTTCGAAGGCGTGCTCGATTTTCTGGCAAAGGGTTTCGACACGATTGTCACTGTCGGCTTGGGCGTGGTTGACGTCTTCACCGAAGTGAAGGAAGTGTTCTCGCGTGCGCTCTATGCCCTGAAGCAGTCAGGCGTGGTTATCCCGTCTGTGTCGCAGGCGTTTGAGTCTCTGATAGACTTCATTCGTGAGGTTAACATCAATCTCGACGAGGGCACTCTGTCGGGCAATCCGCTTGCTGATCTTGCTTCGTCATTGATCTCTGTGTCTTTCGAAATCTCGAAGATGGGTCTTAAGGCGCTCACTGGATCAAACACCTTCGAGACATTCGGAGATGCGATCTTCTATGCCGCTTACTGGCTTGGCCAGCTTAGTATGGCCCTTGCTGGTTTCCGCACGAAAAAGTTGAATCCTCTCTTGGATGAAACTGGCCTTGGGATCCTGAATAATCTCGAGGATTACAATCAAAAGATCGAAAATCTCAAAACCTCACTAAAGGGGCTTTGGGGCCTGCTTAGCGGTGATAAGTCTGCACCTGTGGATGCCACCAGCGGTATGAAGCAGGCTTATGGATTCAGGAATGCTCTCGGCAATCTTGTCACTGGACAGGATAACGTCTCGAGCACCGATCCTAATGCGCCTTACGATTCCAAGTCGCTCGAACTGGCATTCCAGGTGCGCGATATCATCACGAATGCCCTGCAGTGGATCGTCAATAACAAAGACACGATTGGCATGGCCTTCCAAGGCATGGCTGACGCTGCACGCGGCATTGCTGATGCGTTCCTGCTGATCTCTGATGCGCTAAAGAGCGTCGGAATTCAGGGTAACGTCGGATACCTCCTTGGCGCGCTGTTCGCTTTCAGCAGGATCCCGGGCGCTGTTGCTCTGGCGACAGGTGCTGTCACTGCCTTCAACGGTGTTATCGTCGGATCTTATGCAACTGCGATGGCTGGTGGAGCCACACGCCTTGCCGCTCTTGGTGCAGCTGCGACAACGGCTGGTGTGGCTGTTGCTGCCTTGGCCGCCGCTGCTGTTGCACTGTATGCGACATACAAGGTTTACGAGCGCTTCGATAACCAGATCAAGGGTGGCGCAGACCTTCTGACATTCCAGACTGATGCGTTCCAAGCTCGCGCTGGTTTGAATGACCTTGCTAATAGCATGAAGGGTAACCGGAACTTCGAAGCGTTCCGGAACCAAGGCTATGATCCTGCCGAAGCTGCACAGATGGCGCAGTATGTCGCTTTCGGGCAGAACATGACGCCTGAAATCTCCATGACCAGCGACATGATCGCCGCTGCAGAAGCCCAGCGCAAGCTTCTCAATGAGCAGATCAAGAACAACCAGAGCACTGCCGATCTCATGAAGCAGCAACAGCAGATTGCCGCGAACGACATGGCTGCAAATGACAATGCTACCTTCGGCGCTGGCACACAGGCACCTGCCACAGATCCGGCTGTAGCTGGTCAGAAGCAGCCAATCATCATCGATCTGACGCGCCTTGGCCTTGGAGTTTACGAAGGCAACATGGACACGCAGACCGTCAGCGAACTGGACAATGACGTTGCTCGAGCAAGAGCCAACGGCGCTTCCTCGTGGGGTAGATAATGTCTAACCAGAACAATGCTTCCACTTACTTCCGCATCATCGGCAAGGACATAAACCATAAGTGCCTTCGCAATGTGAAGGCCGATGGGGGCTTCCTTGACGAGGTTGGATCGAACCGCCGCCTGGTCGCCGGGCATCGTGTGACCCTGCGTCGGCCGCACCTGCTCAACTTGCGCAAGATCACCATCAGCGGCGATTCCGTCGTGCCGGCTCCGCTTTCGGATATCAGTTTCGGTGATGAAATCGAAATCGATGTGCCGAAGTTCGAGCAGTTCTTTGGTGACTACGCCAGAGAAGATCTTCCGTTTTCCCCCGGTGAAGACCGTATTTGGTATTTCGGTGAGACAGACGATAAAAGGTTGATTCCGCTGCAACACGGCGATCCTCGAGTAACGATGACCATGTGGATTCCCCGGGTTACAATCATGATCGATGCAGTCGACACGGGTTATGACGATACGCGTGCAGTCTATACTTGGAGCATTAAGGCAGAATATCAGCCATGAGCGTAAACCACCGTGAAATCTACGTTGCACTGGTTGGAGAGGGCGTGACATTCGATCCGGATGTGCACTGCCGTCTCGACTTCAACGTGTCCGATGTGATCGTCAAAAAGAATGACGAGAACAGCTTCTGGACTGCGGATATCGTAATCGAAGCGGTCGACGCCAATTGGAGAGGCGACAAGACCAAAAAGCGCGTGATCATCTCGGAAAGAGATCAGGACACTGGTGAGTTTTTCCACGTGCTCACTGGTCGTGTCGAGAAGTGGCCTGTCGGTCGCATTGGCGACAAGGTGACCGTCAACGTGACCGCTGCACCTCCGACTGTGAACTTCTCGAACGCAAACGACGGTATCGTGAAGCGGCAGGATCTGGAAGACCAGGCTCTTGCGGGCGTCGACGATGATCCTTGGAGATTCTTCACAAACACGCCGATTGGACAGCGCCGCAAGCCGGAAGAGCGCCTTAGCTCACGGTATGCCAAGCTTAACTGGGGCAGGACGGATCATAACGCTCCGGTGCTGACAGATCTGCTCTATGGCAATGGGTATCTCGATCTCGGAGAGAACTTCTTCGAGGGCTCACTGTCCTATGAATCCTCTGACACCAAGCCTATTGGAAGAGTGAGGGTCACGCTCTCTGCTGAATTCGAGCAGCAAGTTTTCCAATATCTGGATCTTGGTCAGGCTCTCTATGACAGAAACCAAGCCGTCATGTTCGGCCCGGGCTCTTTTGCCAGCCTTACGCCTGCTTCCAAGCTAGGTAAGAACGTCGGAGAGAAGATAGGCGACTGGACGGTTTATCAGGCCAACATGCAGCGTGTGGCGCCGTTCAATTCATGGACGCGGCCATACATCATGGCAACCCGCACAAACTTCAACACAGAGCCAAAGAAGGCTGCTAAAAAGCAGTCTGAATTGGCGACGGCGGATGTTGACGTCAGCTTCATCAATGGCCGTCCTGTGTTCACGCCAAAAGAGAGCTTTGATGAAGAAAGTTCGCTAGGTAATTCTTATTACAAGGAGTTTTCTAAGCAAAAATCCTTCCAGCGTCACTTCTACAATATAAACTATAAGGTATGCTCTATCGCTACAGCAAAGCGCAAAGAGGTGCTGCATTTTATTGTCGATTGGGCTGGTCAGGATACCGCTGGATACGACGCGGCAGAAGAGTCTCTGAATCTCTCTGTCTCGAACCTTGACGGGTTTGTAGATTATCCAGAGTGGCAGGCTGGTATACATTATGCATCTGGCGCAAACGTGAAGATCGATGGTGCGCAATGGGAGTGTGTAACCGAACACACTGCCCCCAGCAATTTTTACGAAAGCCTGACATATTGGGTTCCCGTCGTTCTGGACGTCTATGATCCTGTGGGCGGCCCGGGTGTTCCTACCTTCTTCTCTCGTCCGGCGCGGTTGTCTTCGACACTGGCAAATGGAAACCAGAAGGTGATCCTTCAGGATCCTGCACCGGGTTATCAGGCGATCATGTATGCTTGGCGCAATGCCCGAGCCAAGATGCTTGATTCCAGACGTGAATATGTTTCGTTTGAAGCACCTTGGTCATATGTCCGCACTCTGACGGGCTCGGAGATCGTCCGCATTGCCGATCCCTATGCGATTGAGGGCGGAGAGATCCGTGGCAAGGTCGTCTCGATCTCCTGCTCACTCGTAACGCAGGAAGCCACGCTCAAGATCGCATCGATCCCGGGCAATGGTGGCTCCTACTTCATTCCCGAGATCCCCGTTTACAACATCCCTGGAATTCCAGGTGGATATGTTATCGATGCCACTCTGGTGAATGCTGCCGGGAATGTTGAGAGTATGCTGGATGAATATTCCTCGTCGCTCAATTACAGTGTCTTTGTAAATAATCTTAATGCAAAAAATAAGACGCTTCGTGTGCATGCGAACAACACCAAGCAACTCGATATAAAGTCATCTGCTTCAATAGATGCTAATGGTAATGTTCAGAATTTTAGCGGAACTGCAAGCACGCCGGACATAACTGCAACCGTTGAAGCAATGCATGCTACAATGGACTTCCAGTTGTCTCCGGTTGCCAAGAACGTGAAGTTTGAAATTAATCACAACATGGGTGTATTCTACATCGATACTCCGGCAATGATTGATATAGGTGACTGATGAGCATTGATAGAAAGATATCAAAGTTCACACCATATCAAGAGCCGGCTGGCGATCGTGTCCCTGATAAAGAGATGGGCGTCTCTTATCCTGTCCGCACGCAAACTGATTATGATGGTCCGGATTCCCGTTACTTCGGTGAAGTAAAGCAGACAGGTGCGCCTGATCTAAATTCGCATAACAATTACAACGGCCGTCGACAGTCGCACATGGAGCTGCAGTCAGAGGGCCAGTTCTGCGTGCTTCGCACCGATGTTGACGAGGATATCTACCTTAGTCTCGATCAGGCGCTTTGCTGGCGTTTGGTGGTGACAGGCGACTGCACGATATACCTCGTGGCCAACCTTTGGCCGATTGAGCAGTTCGAGCGCTACTCTGGTAGTGATGGCGCAGAAGGCGTGGATCTTGCTGGCACGATCATAATCCAGAACCAAGGCGATAACACTGTTACAATTCCCGCTGATATGTATGCTCCTAAGGGTGTTGCACCGACAATCAATAAGTCTGGGAACTATGAGATTGCCTATGCGGTAAATCTTGTTCCAGGGCTTCGACCGCTCATCCGCCTCTACCCTGCAATCAAGCCTGCGGGTGCCTGATGTTTACGGCCGATTCAATCCGTAAGACCTTGGCATGGTCATATACTCCTGATGCCTACATGGTTTTCGGGCTTGGTCGGATCCGACGTCGTGCAGGTGGTGGTTTCGAATACACAGGAACGACTACAGCTAAAACTTTCCGGGATAGTTATTTATTTGGATCAGGAAGTAATAATCAGTTTTTGTGTCAAAATGGAAAGCCTTCGTCAGATTTGCAGCTAAACAGCTTTGTAGCACCACGTGTGTCACAGAATGTAACGTATTATGCTAACGGCGGAAACTTTACTAATCCAACAACCGGTCAATATACTGATGTAGACGTATATGTAACAGACACACCTGATCAGCTTGTCCAAGCTTGGTTAAAACGTCGATTCAATGGCGATTCAGTAGTATATACTTTTGATCAAGGGGTTACAGCGACAGTCTATGATTATCATATTCTTAAAGATGTAGTAATTGCTAGAAAAATCGGAACAGGAGCTGTCCCAACATACACTCAAATTGAAAAAACTGGTGAAATTGGTTCGCGTGTGGCCGTTGGACTAAACTTTCCACAGGCGGCTTACATATACCTTATTTCAGCTAACAGCTATCTTGTCAGCTACAGTCCCGTGAGATCAGGAGTGAACGGCACACCTATTGATTTAACTGATAGGAATTTCGTGTCTGGATATCTGACTTCAAAGATATTTTCTGGACGCGTCGCAGTTGCAGCAACAAACTCTGAAGGAAACATTGTATATGATTATAAAGATATAACTGATGCGATGACTGGCTATAACAATGGTGCCGATCCATATTTGTCGTTATCCGGTAACTATTCGGATCTCGATATGACGTGGTCGCTGTTTGATGGCGAGCTTAGAATTAATTCTAAAGCACAGTTTTCAATAGATAACGGCCCTTGGTTCACAGTCGCCAATGATCCGACTAAAACAACCAGGCAGAATTGGAACAACCGTTTAGGGGATATGTGGGTCCGCGACTACCAACTGTTCTTGGATGGAAATGATGTGGTGTCTTCTCCGGGGTTCGCTCTGGCAGCGGATTCCACGTCGATCCACATAGTCGCTCCATAACAGTGTCCCAAAAAGGAACAAGTATGTCTGGCGTGCGCAATTATATTAGCAATATTGGCAGAACTCTGCTATATAAATCGCATTGCCCGTCATCACCTGAAGAAGGCGACGATATGAATTCCAGTGCGCTTGCCACCATGCACGGCGTCAGGGGGGTAATAACTCCCAAACAGCAGACAGCCTACGATCTTTATCAGAAGCACAATAATCTGTCAGTGGTCGCCCGGATCATGGGCATCAATGCGGCTGGCGTCTCGAAACATCTGATGGCCTATGAGCGCAACAAGGCGATCATCAGTGGACATAAGGTTCCCAAGATCAGTCAGCTCATAAAGGCTGGGGAAGGAAACTCGGCCGAACGTGTGAAACTCCTGCTCGCTACCAGCGAAGGGGTCACGACAGAAAAGTTCCGTAAGAAGACAAAGGCTGGCAAAACCGAAAGCGAAACCGATAATTCGGAGGCCGAAAAGCCGGAGCCAAAGCGCATATTCGCGACTGGCGAGAGGATCATAAAGCGCACGATCATCCCCTTGCCTGAAACCGGCATGATGACCGTGATCACTACATGTGCGCAGGATGCTACCCCTGTCCACCCCAAGCTCTGGCAGGGAATCCAGGCGCTTCTGAAGCACTTCGAGAAATACGGCCAAACCAAGCTGATGGTGGGCACATCGCTCTACAACAAAGGCGCTTTCGGAGATCCTGCAACGCAGGAGCGACACTTCCTTGATCCGCACCAGCTCTACCAAATGGAAGAGATCGACATAAAGAAGACGGTCTTCTTCGATCACTGCCTAGACGGGCATTTGGTGGATGATCGTATAGAGATCGATGGCATTCTCGATATCTGCGGTGAAACCAACATCCTTCCGACAGCAGAGCGTCCGCTTTCCGGATTCAACACCTATACCGGGATGCGCTCTGGCATCTTCCCTCACGTCAAGCAGCACATCGAGACGCCGGCTCGTATGCCGACAGATCCTGTCAGAACGATCATGTCGACCGGCACTGTAACCATGCCTAACTACATCAGAAAGAAGGCTGGACAGAAGGCAGAGCAGCACCACACGCTTGGCTTTGCCATCACGCATGTCATGCCGTCCGGGCAATACTGGACGATGCTGGTTAAGGCGGATTCCGAGACAGGCGCGTTCTACCATCTCGATCTGCATGTGGCCGATGGACAGATCACAAAAGGCAATCGTGTCGCCTCAATCTCCTATGGCGATATCCATCACGAAAAGCTCGATGCCCGCGTGGCAAGACTGCTCTGGGGCTTGGACACCAGCTCAAACAAAACCGTTCCAGAATGGCTTGCTGATAGCATGCTCGAGCGTCTGAAGCCTGAATACCAGTTCTTTCATGACGTGTCTGACTTCGCCCCTCGTAACCATCACAGGCGCAACGATCCCGGTCACTGGATAAGCACGGCTTACAGGAACGAGGATTGTGTCGACACTGCCCTGAAAGGCGTTTCCGACTTCCTACGTGAGACAAGGCGCGATTGGTGCAAGTCGGTCGTGGTGCGATCAAACCACGACAGCGCCATGAAGCGTTGGATGGACTCGCCACAGGTTATCGAAGACGGCCGGAACGCCTACATTTATCACCACGCAAATGCGATCCGTGCCAAGGCTCTCATGGAAGGCCGTGAGGTCGATGTATTTGAGCATATCCTTAGAGAGAAGCAGGCTTGCGCTCTGAAGGACGTTCTCTTCGTTGACGCCCGCAAGAGCTTCCGGGTCTATGGGGTGGAGCACGCCCTGCATGGTGACAAGGGACCGAACGGGGCAAGAGGCACGCCTAACAACCTGTTCCGCGTCTACCTGATGATCACGGCTGGTCACACACACTCGCCATTCCAGCGTGATGGCTTTGTGTCTGCCGGGTGCTGCAATCTCTATCAGGGATATAACGAGGAAGGCCCCAGCGGGTGGGCAATTGCCTTCGTGATCGGGCATAAAGATGGTAGCCGTCAGATCTGTTTCTGCAACGATATAGGCTTCCTCCCGCCCTGCTTGTTGCAATAATCATGCCAGACCTGCTATAACGGCTAGAACGTTTTAGCAGGAGCATGTGATGACAGATACGCCAGCCAGCGATCTGCCCTACGTAAGGAGCGGCAGCTCCACACCAGAGCGCGTCAATCCGGTCATATCGGTCGACATGGCTCCTATTGGAGCTTGGACAGACAGGTCCATTAATCTTGGTTTGACTGGCGAGATTTCGCTGCTTTTTGAGGCAGTTGAAGATAACTCGATCATCTGTCGCTCTGTCCATAATCCTAACGAAGATGGTAATCTTTGGCTCAATTTCACTGGTGGTATCGCTGGTCCAGATTCGCTTGGCGTGTGGAAGATTGCACCAGGCGCAGTCATGAGCGTCCCTTCCCGTGATGCTGTTTATATCTCCGGTGATCGTGACGGCATGATCGTAACTGCAGTGGAGTGCTGATCATGGGTCCGAAGATGAGCGGAACTGGCGCACCTTTGGGTGACCGTCTTACGCAGATCAAGGGTCTGACAGACGAAAAGTTCCTTGAAATCGAGAGCTACTACTGGACAGAGCAATACCCGATCACAGCGCTGATCGCTGTGCAGCGGGTTCCAGTTATGCAGCTTATAGAAGATCCTGAAATGGGATCTTACTATGACTACACTTATGATGATTTTGGTAATCTGGTCGAAAAGATAGATACCATTTTATCGCCTGTGTCTATGGAGCTTATCTCCATCATGGGTAATGGTGTTCAAGGCTTTAAGCAGAGTGCTTCATTGGCAACGATTCAGCATATGGGGATAACTTGCCTGAATGCTAACCCTATCCAGAAGCCAGCGGGATCTGCTAACATTCTTCCAATTCAGATGAACCTTCGTAGCTTCTCTAATAGTTTTCTCGTTTCTAATGACGGCGGGGAATTGATGTTCAATCTCTCCGATAACGACTGGATTTATCTTACTGGATGGGGACGTGGCTTCGACTTCTCTCTGACAGCCCGCCTTTTGGCAAACAACGGATATCAGGACTATATCTACCTGCAGTCTCAAACTCTTATAAATGGAGTTTGGCAGGACAACGTCCTTAATGGCCTGGACTTCTCGGCAAGATCTGCGCGTCAGCTCATCAGTATGTCAGGGACGCTTGCAGGTAACGGAACTGGTGGAAGCAAGCGCTTCAGATTCGTGCTGGCCTCTGAATCTCAAAATGCCGTCTCTCTCGACATGATGAGCTTGAACATAAGAAGGATTGACTGATGCCTACACAGCAAGAAATCGCTGCGGCTTTGCACAAGGGACTGAAGAACCCAGCATTCATTGGTATCCGTCGCATTGCCGAAGGAGAGCGTGATTGCAAGGCGAAGAACGTCAAGACGCTGATGTTCTCGCTTGGATATTCAATTCGCGCTGAAGTTGGTAACTTTACTAACACAGAACTTGCGGCGGCAATTGGCGAGATCAAGGTCCCTTTCACAAGGACGCCTGAAGATCCAGATCCCGAGGAAAGCATAGTGCTTGGTCGTGCTTTGGCACAGAAGTTTGTCGGAAACCTGGACGCCATGTTTCCGGAAACTGAAGAAACCAACTAATTGAGCCGTTTTTGTGTCTGCTTAGTTGCAGATATAGCACTTGAAAAGCTAGTATTGCGATATGCAGAAACAGTATCCAACGATCATCGGTCTTCACTCTCCCAACCCCGGATCTGGGAAGACAACAATCGCAACTCAAATGATCGCGGACAGACAGGTGCGAGTTCACTCGATTGCAGGTCGTGTCCGCGATATGGCTATCCGTGAGGGGTTCGCGGTTGCTGCGTTTGCCCAAGGCGAAGATAAGGACAAGCCGCACCCTCTCTTGGGTGGACTTACACCGCGTCAGAAGCTGATTGAGATCGGCAAGCGCGACCGTGATCTTTATGGCGAGGATATCTGGTGCATCCGTCTGCTCGACTGGATTGCCGAGAAGATTCCTTCTGATGCCATCGTTGCTATCGATGACGTCCGCCTCGAGTGTGAAGCAGTTCTGATCGAAGCCGCTGGCGGCAAGATAGTCACGCTTACACGCAAGGCAGCCAAGCCAAATCCTGATGATATTAATTCGGTAACCCCCCGGGTCATCGTTCCGAATGAAGACATTCCCCCTGTGGTGTCGCTTGCTGTGTGGGAGGCTGCCTTCGGGCGTGGCTAACCATGAGCGATCTATTCTGGGATCTTGGCAAACAGGCAATCCTCCTAATCCTTGGCGTTCTGTCGGGATGGATCGGTGCTGTCCGGCAACATCGCCGCGATGACTTCCGCACCATTCTCGAAGAACGCAGTCGTCAGTTCCTCGAGCAAAAAGACGAGATCGAACGCCTTAGAAATCTGGTCCAGAAAATGGAGTTGCGCATAGACGGCCTGGAAGCCGCTCGTGACGATTTCCCCTTTCCGACATGGCAGGTGGATCGAAACGGCGAGTGCATCCACGTCAACCGCCACTTCATTGATCGATTTCTCACGCCGAATGGCAAGACGCCTTCAGACGTTCTCGGAAAGCGGCATGAAGATATATGGCCGGCTGCTGTCGCGTCTCACATCAGGTCGCTGACTAACCAGGCCATGCGGTCGCCTGATCACAAGGCGCGATACGATAACGTCGACATGCAGGACGGCTCGAGCGCGTCGATCACCCTGCTCAAGATCCCCGATTATTCCCGTTCAACCCTCGTTGGCTTCACGATCTACGCAATCGATGTGCCGACCAGCGCAATCGTGTGAGGTTGTCATGCCTGCTCCAATGGACCCCAAAGCTATCCGTGCAATTACCATTCATTGCGCTGCCACTCCCAGAGGGCGCGATGTAAAGGCTGCTACTATCTCCCAGTGGGATACCGACAAGTTCGGACAGATCTCCTATCACCATGTGATCGAGCTTGACGGCAAGAACGTCCAGACCCTTCGCTATGACCAGAGGGGCGCCCATGTTGCCAAGAACAACACTGGCAACATCGGGATCTGCTACATCGGTGGCGTGGAAAATAACAAGGCGATGACGCCTGCCGATACCAGGACGGATTCCCAGAAGGCAGCCATGAAGGCTCTCCTGCTCAAGCTGCGTGCAACCTATCCCAAGGCGGAGATCAAGGGACACCGGGATTGGCCGGGCGTTACCAAGGCCTGCCCTAGCTTCGATGTGAAGTCTTGGTGCCGTAGCGTGGGGATCGATCCGCTGTGACCGAAGGCAAGCGCTATTGGGCGCAGCTCCCTTGGCAGCCCCGGGATATCCGGGCGATGGTGGCGCTGGTGGCCTCGATAGTAGGCTCCGGCGTCATGACACTGTTTTCTGTATGGCTGGTTTATATCCTGTGGCTTGGCGGCTGGGGCAAAGGCACAGAAGACGAGCGTATCAAGTGGCTTGGCATTGGCATGATCGTCCTGCTTGGCGGCATGCTGATGGCGATTTCTGCTCTGGGAATGGCGATCAATCGGCGCTCGTTCAAAGGCAAGGCCTTGGCGTTCGAGCTCGAAGCGTCGGGCGGTGGCGACGATGATGATTCGCCGCAATTTAAATCCCAAAATGAAACATTAGCATAGCAATATCTAGCATTTGCTGGGTTTTTGAGTGATGCAAAATGGTATTGCACTGGGATGAAACCGGTGTGATGCTAAGGGCATGACGAAGATCGATTTCGATAATCTGCGAATGGAAGCCTTCCGGCGATCCATAGGAATTGGTTCGTGCCATCGCGGGCGTCTCGAGGAAGCCGTCGAAACCGTCTACAAGGCTTTCCAGCTTCCTATGCCGGAGATGGTCTATGCCAGGGGGCAGAAAACCAACTGGAGCGAGTTCAGCTCATCATATACCTTTCGCCACGCTATCGGCGTTCACAACCGCTTCCGTGCATATGGCGAAGACAAGCAGTTCATTGAAGACAGCGGCGCTTACGTGCTGGCAGAACTTCTCGAGGTGAACGCCTTCCCAAGCTTCCAGCACTACATCGGGCCGATGTGCTTCCCCAGAAACTGGTGCGAAGAGATCATGCTGGTGATGGAAGGAACGAAGTCGTTCCAGATGTCTATCGCCCAGCCATACACAGATCCGGCGCAACACAAGTTCAAGACCCACGCTATCCCGCGTTTCGTCGGCAACACCAAGCGCCGCTCATTCTACGGCTATGACGTTCTCGAGTATGATCACGCTTGGCTGACGATCCTGACCAACGTGTGGGCAGCTCGAGCTCTGCACGACAGGTTCGAGGTTATCGACTGGCCTGCCGACGTATTTCACGACGAGATTTATCACCTGACATGCACGTCTGACAGGCCTGCAGTCACACTCAAGAGCGGCAAGAAGCTATGGATCCGCAGGGGTATGCATATCCCTGACCAGTTTGCTGATGTTCGAATGCTGCATCCCCGGGACTTCCTCCACATGGACGACCAAAAGCTACGGGATGATATCTGCGCTGAATACGGCTGGTATCGGATCTTCGAGCATATCGGCGCCGATCTCATACACCGCAGAGCAGATCCAGAATGGGGCAGCCTTATCGAGATGCATCTGCCCAAATCCGAGCCCAAGCGATTCCTGAAGGTGCTGTGCGGAACCGGTAGGTGGTTCTGTCTCCCAGTTCCTTCAGACGTGATGACAGTGGAAGATGCTCAAGAGCTTATCAATAACAACATACCATTCTGGATGTTGAGAGCGTCAAAAAGGAGGACGTGAAGATGAAAGACTATAGACCTGATTTCGACCGTGATCGCAAAACCATTCTGCAAGGGGATGTTACCTTGGTTCCGGTGAAGACCATACCCAAGTATGCAGTCGCGCATAACTTCGAAAGAAGCATGACCGAACTTGTCCTAGCTCATAGTGAGACAGGTCATAACCACGTGATACCGTCGACTGGCGTGACCCTCTACATGGAAGATGACAGGGACGAGGAAAAGTTCGTTCCTGTCCGCAGGGATCACTTCTGGATGGCACTGGAAGAGCCGACAGAGCTGACCCATCATCGTGAAGAGCATCAGCATGAGGCGCAGATCGTCGAACCGGGATACTGGTATGTCCAGAGGCAGGTCATGGGCGATGAAATGTCAGAGGCACACGAGCTGCAGCGCAGTAGACGAATGATGCATGACTGACACTGATTAATATTTTACTTGCAGGAATAGCAGTTCGCGGCTATACTCGCGGACATGCTACCAACAAGCCTCAATTACAAAGCGCTCGTCATCGGGGTTGCCGGCCTCGCCATAGCGATCGCTCTATACTTCCTTGTCGCTGCTCCAAGGATCGAGCTATCCAGGGAGCGGGAAGAGAAGGCGCAGACGACGGCCAAGCGACAGGCCGTCGCGTCTCAAGCGCAAGCCATCATAAACCAGGCCGCGGCCGATGTTCAGGCCGAGCACGCAGCCATCGTCGATGATGTTGCTGCCAAGAGCGCCCCTGCTGTCAGACATGACAGAATAATTCGCCAGAAAATCGTGGAACGCGCTGTCGTGGATGGCGATCCTCTCGTGTCGGAAGGCATGCAGGAGTTTTACGACGAATTGCGCAAGGGAGACGAGCAGTGAGCCTTCGTCTTGTCCTGATCGCTGGTGCAAGCCTGCTGTGTGCTGCTTGCAAGACAATCCCAACTCCGCCTGTGGTCGTGGCTGGTGTGGCCCTGCCAGTTGTCTCTGATGCAGAGATGACATGTGCAGATGAGCCTGCTGTTCCGACTGCAAAGGCTGGTGACCTGCGCATCCGTGAGAGCGCGCAGAAGACTTACATCGCAGATCTTAGAGCGGCCGGTCGTGATTGCCGGGACAAGCTCGAGGTGACGCGTAGGACGTGGCGGGCAACCGAAAAGCGTCAGCAAGAATTCTCGAAGGCAATACCGCCTGTCGAGTAACGTTCCATTGGGAGAATGAACATGATGGACGAGCTGTTAAGTCATATCAAAACAAAACCCATCACCCCGATATATCTGAAGGCGTCAGATATTGATAACCTTCGTAATGTGAAGGTTTATGGAGTTACCATTGGAGTTGGTGAAAGAAAGTTTGTGCTTTTTATGTCAACCAATGAGAATCCAGAGATGATAGGTTATTCGGACACATCATCTTTGCTTCTGCAAAATCTTGTAGATGCTTTCAAAGAGATCTTGGCAAACGACGACATTGTGCAGCTTATAATCCACGAGAAGTGACAGTCTATCCTTGAGTGTTTTAACGTTCCATCGGGAGAATGAACGTGAGTGAAGCAGCTGAAACTGAAAAACCTGACGTGCCGCTCTGCAAGAACTGCGAGCATTTTCTTAGATATTTAGAGCCAAATCGCGCTTTAGGTATGGATCTATGTTTGTTTAACAAGAATGAAAATTTCAATTTAGTAAGAGGTCATTTTAAAACAGAAAATCCCAAGGAATCTTTGCAAGAACGCAAGGATTCTGGTGATTGTGGTGTGGAAGGCAAGAATTTTGAACCAAGACAGTTTATTCCAGGATTCGAATTTTCGAAAGATTTCTATAATGATGAAATGGGCGTTCCATTTGATGTTGAGAGTTTCGAAAGCTCAAAACTCTCAAAACTGGTTATTTGGACAATCATAGCTATAGTCATCTTTTATTTTATTTATCAACTGTGACGCCTTATTTGCGTCCTGACGCTAGCAGTTCTAGCATGTTTCCTACAACTTCAACGGGAGTGAAGTGAATGAGCCTACAGCGTGCCCTTAACCGTCGTTTTGCCAAGCTGCAGAAGGTGGAGACACCGAAGCAGGACGATGCGTCTGTCGATTCAGACGTTGGCCACAATTCCACCGTCTACAGAATGAATGCTGACGGCGGATACTCATACCTGCATCCGACCAAGGGCTGGAGAAAGGTTGCAGCCAAGCGCGCCCATGCACAGGCCTTGATCCACGAGGTCAAGAGACGCGGGATGATGAAGGTCGCCATGTATCGCGCACAGCGCAAGGCGGCAAAGCAGGTTGTCGAAGCCGAAGAAACACCACTGGCTGCTTAACGGTGGTCGGTGTGAATATCCGAATTGGGCTTGTTGAGAGGTGGGCCAATTCGGATATTCAATCTTATTGACGGGAGTTGTTATGGAATACGCAGCTATTGTTTTGATGTTTCTGTCAATGGCATTGGCATTGATATGTATGCTTATGCGGGAAGAGCTGGCGATCTTGCACACAAAGCTTCTCGACACCAAGAGGGATCTTGCGGAATACGAGAAGTCCTTCGACGAGCTCTATCAGGAATACGCAGACCTGATGCAATCGCCGAATTTGTCTGCTCGAGATCCCAAGACCGGCCGGTTTGTGAAGCGTAATGTTTACTAATCTGGCCACGGTGTTCGTTGCCGGCTTCGTCCGGGTGTTTGCTGCAGGGTTTCAGTCTCGCAACGTAAACACTGGCAGGATCAAGTCGGCAGCTGCCACCAGTTTCCTGATTGCCGTGAGCGAAGGTTCGATAATCATAAAGATCGCAGTCGACCACAGCATTCCGGCTTTGATGACCTACGGTCTGGCAGGCTCTTGCGCGATAATCGCGGCAATGAAGCTCCACGACCATCTCCACGGGAAGTGAGTAGCATATATAGCATATTGCTGATATAAAATGACGTGCTATAATATCTTAGCAAAGGAGACGCGTCGTGGAAAAGCCCAACCTCAATCGTCAGATCAATAGTCGCGATAGACAACCTGTCACACATCGTGACGCTTCGAAACTCGAGGACAGAGCCCGTCTCGAGCAGATCCGCGAAAAGATTGGACTGATCACAAGATGAAGCCACTCTATCGCTTGAACGTCCGCGAGTCCGGTCATGCCGTCCTCTACATGATCAAGAGAACGCCGGATGCCTTTGGGAATGTCTCTAACGACCGAAGGGATTTGGCTGTCATGCCTGCTACGCTGTGGGAGCGCGTAGCTCATAAAATTGAAAAGCATTTTGGCGATCGCATGGAAGCCGCAGGGCTTGAACGAATTATCCTGCCAACGAGAGGCGAGGATTTCGGCATACCGGCGCGTCTTGCCACAGAGCTGTCAGTGCTGATGGTGGCGACACATGATTACCAGAATGCCGAGAAGGTCTTCTTTATGTGGTCCGACGCTACACCAGAGTGGCGTCAAGATCTTGCCCAGCTCGTTCTGACGGAAAAGGAGATGCCTTGGCCTGATGGCGTTGGCGCTACGTGCCTGCCACAGGCTCTGTCAGAGGCTTTGCTGATGCGTGCTCCAGATGGGACGCGTGATCAGGATAAAGAGGCAGCGATAAACGCCCACCGCTTTGCCCTCATGTCACAGATCAATGCGATCCGACGAAAGCAGAACCCCCAGCACTGGTCGTCAAAAGCCAGCTGGTCATGAACCTCAAGCCGGTCGGCCTACCAGCCTGACCGGCTTTTCCGTTGTTTGTTCCAGAATTGTGCGGGCACGACATGCAGCTATCTCATAGCTTGAATCGCCATAAGGCCATTCGCTGTCGGTATCGTAAGCCGGAAGATCCATGCCCTTCGAAGCCTCGAGATCGGCCTCGTATTCTTGGATCATCCACTCGACTTTGTTCTCTATGGCAGTCTCTACCTGGACGAGAGCGTCATAGGCTTTGCGAGATACTGGAATCAGACCGGATGACCACTTGGTTGCGCTAGAGATTGAACATCCCGTTAAAGCCATGAGCGTAGCATTATCTATACCGGCAGCGCGTCTACGTGCGGCGAATTCGTAAGATGAGCATGGCGGTGGTGATTTAATCTTAGGCATAAGGTATGATACAACAGAGCAGTTATGGCTAGCAAATTACCACTCGGAATATCATCGAGAGTCAATGATTCTCGTGGAAAAGCACGTAGGCAATATCGGGCCTATGTGACCGACAAATCTGACAAGACGGAATCTGGATCGTTCCGGCGCGTTACTTCCAAGTGGTTCGATACCCTTCAGGAAGCTCGAGAATGGCAGGAAGAGCAGAAAACACGCCTGCGCACGGTCGGAAGGCTGGCCAAGGATACCAAGTCGACGATATCCGACGCCTGCAGCGAGTGGCTGTCTATGGCAGAGAAGGTCGGCATTGATGGGCGCATGCCTATCGAGCAGGCAACAGCTGACAGATACCGCAGCTCCATCAGGACGATCATCAATCCGACAATCGGCCTCCTGAAGATTTCAGAGCTTAACACTCCGATGCTACGGAAGTGGCGTGACCGTGTAGCTACTGATCACACGCGAGACGCTGCCAACCGGGCTTTGGGCGTGGTCAAGCAGGCGCTTGGCTACCAGGTGCAGATCGGCTCGATGCCTGTGGATCCGGCCGCAGCAATCAAGAACCTCCAGATCAAGGACGAGCTCGAGCTTAACGAAGATGGCGATCTCGTGCCGGTGGAATCTTTCCTGTCGCCTGACGAGGTAAAGCGCATTCTCGACGCGGCCGATGCTCTGGCAGCAACCGGCAAGATCCCCGGGCAGTCTGGACGCGGCATGGGAGAGGTGCAGGAACAGCAGCGGATGAAATCGTGGGAGTGGGCACGCCCGCTGATCTACTTCCTGATTGCCAGTGGCGCCCGCATAGGAGAGGCATCTGCGCTCCAGTGGGGTGATGTTGACTGGGATAAGCGGACAATCTCGATACGTCGCGCTCGCAAGCGTTCTGGCAAGATAGGCGCTCCCAAAAACAAGCACTCGATCCGCACGATCCTGATGGGCAAGGACTTCATGCAGATTTTGCGCACGCTCTATGTCCGGTCGAACGACCGCGAACCAGGCGAGTTCATTTTCGGCACGGATCGGAAGAAGCCGCTCAACACCAACAATTTCACCAGACGCCAATGGTCGGATCTGATGACAGCAGCTGGCTTCAAATCAGACGGCAAGAACGTGTGGACGCCGCACGATTGCCGACACTACCACGCGTCTCTCCTGATCAATGCTGGCAAGGAAGCACAGCTGGTCGCTGATACACTTGGCCATGCGAATACCAACGTAACGCTCAAGATCTACGTGCACCTGTTCAAGCACCGGCGTGGTGAAGGTAACACGGTCGCATCAGACATGGAGAAGATGTTGCTCGCCAGATAGCTTTGAATTTCCACCATAATGCAGTTTATGAGATTCGGAGTTTTAACGATCCGCCGCTAGCTTCACCTTAGTTATCAATGAGGTGATTCTAGTGGCTAAAGTAGACGACGTAGCAGCGGCGCTCCGGAAAGAGCGTATCAAAGCTACGGGGAAGCCTGTTCCCGAAGAATTCCAAGGCGTCTCAAAGGCCAAGGTGAAGGCCGTTCTCGAGAAGATCGCACTTTCGAACGTGGATCTGATCGACGCCGTATATGCGCTCCTAGACGATGAAACCGACAGCTGGATGTCGAACCCTCCAGCTGGTGCAAAGTTTGGTGATGGGGCCACCACTGCACAGATCGCTTGCCACATCGGCATTCTTCAGCGTGGCAAGACCAAGCTGGATCGTGAAGGCCGGGACTACTGGATCAAGCCCCTTCGCGATCTTGGCGGATTTGAGGCAGTGTATCTGCACGAAGGCAACTTCATCGCCGGTCATCCCAAGCCGAAGTCACCCTCGTCAGCCTACAAGCTGGAAGACGGCTTCAAGGCTGTTCTGATGGCAGACGATAGCGAGTGGAGCGCAATGCTCTCCGAGTGGGCCAATAAGGACGTCTCCCGCAAGCGTCTCGAATTCCAGGCACAGATCGCAGAGGCAGCTAAGGGACTTGTCGACAACAATCACGGCGAATTGATCAAGGCATCGGTCGACCACTACGCGGCCAAGTTTCTGCCTGGCTACAAGGTGCTCTACGTTGACGACAGCGACGGCGACCGCATCAGCCCTGACGAAGCCGCTGCTATGGAGAAGGCAGGCGTTAAGCTCGAGCTTGGCGATGCCATGCCTGACGTGCTGCTCTGGAATCCAGAGACCGACAAGCTTTGGGTTATTGAAGCCGTCACCAGCGATGGCGAGGTGGATCTGACCAAGGTCACAAACATGACCAAGTTTGCCGAGCGTTATGGCAAGGCCGACATTGGCTTCACCACAACGTATCTGACTTGGAAGGACGCCGCTGCTCGTCAGGCCGCACACCGCAACATCGCTGTCGGAAGCTACATCTGGATTCAGGCAGATCCGGCCAAGCAGCTGCTCGTTTCGTCCTTCGATTAAATCAAGGCTGAAACAGCTGCGTCGATTGCTTCCTGCCCTTCCGGTGCCAGCTTCCCGAGCTTCTCGAGTTGCGGCCTGGTCGGGTAGTGAAGCGTTCGAAGGTCAGTGGCATTGACCTGTGTATGCCCGGAAAACAGACGGAAGTAGTCATCCACCGCTGTTGAATTCAGGAACGCGCACAAGCCCACAGCGAGATATTCTGGCAAGCCGGTGCCGCCGCTGTGGAAGTAGTTCATCTTGTTATCGATGCCAGCGGGTTCCGGAGCATCATAGATCGCAGCAACGATCCTGCGCTTCTCTTCTTTCGATGAAAACCGCTTGGTCAGGACGTAGCGACCAGCTGGCACAAGCTGCGGTCTGGTGTGATCGTCGATTGCCAGAGCGTTGAACTTTTTGAAGTCAGGGATCGGCCAAACGATACGGCTGGCTTTCATGTGACTGGCATAGATCAAGGGAGCGGTGTCAGCTCCGGCATCTTTGCGAAGTTGCTGCTTGGCACGGAAGTCGACAACACGACCTGTCGATACCTTGATGCCCAAGTCTTCCAGAGAGCACGGGAGAGACTGCACACGTTTGGCAAGCTCTGCATCATCGTCGGAGATAGTCAGCCGGATAAATGCGTTCTTGTCACGCGGGTGCACCACGTCGACGAATGGCACGAGCCGGGCGTCTCCGGTGTCAGTCTCGAGCCTCACTGTCTCCGGCTGGTCATGATCCTTCCGAAGCTGGAAGATCACGTTCTCCTGCAAGACGTCATCATCCGCGAAAGCCTTTTTTCGGGATTCAAACACCATCAGCCTTAGGAGTGAGGTGTTATCCAGCATGTGCCTGCGGAACGGCTGATAGTAGGGTCCATTGCAGAACGACCGGGGTGTAATCGCCACGATCTCCCCACCTTGCTCCATCTGGTTTATCGCCAGAGCAATGAAGGCGGAATACAGGTTCACCGTCTCAATCCCCACCTTTCGGAGAGCGAGCCTCCATTTCGAGGTGGTGGCAATCTTGGCGTATGGCGGGTTGAGAATGGCGCGGTTGAACGTGCGGGCTTTACTGATCAGCGGTTCGGCCGATACTAGGATGTAATCGTCTGGCACGATCTCCGAGGTGAATTCGATCCCAGCCTCTGCGCACGCGTCGGCACAATGCTCGAGCGTCTCGGCTAGATGCTTGGCCATCTGCGGATCCACCTCAAAGCAGGTCGCGCTAATAGACTTCGGTTTTTGATCCGACGAGATCGCTTTGGAAACGAAAGCAGCTGTCAGAGCTCCAATCCCAGCCCCTGCATCAAGCAGGCGCACATGATCAGGCATCTCTGAAAACATGTCAGCCATACGGCTTGCAACAGGTGCCGGCGTCATAAATTGACCCAGCTTGCTCCTGCGCTCTGTGTCCAGACCGGGCGATATAACGAGCCTCATGTGATCCGCCCGTTCGGACGCCAACGTTAAGCCCGGTGCTTCTTTGAGAGTCATCATTCCGCCGTCAAAATCAGTGAGCCAAGAGTCCTAGGAGCAAACGCCTCTCTGTCAACTGTTCCGCGTTTGTTCTAGATTGATACCACCACCATCGATACGCGCACATGTCCAGAATGATCGATAAAAGCTCGACCACCACCATTCTTGGCTTTTTTGATCTCGCAGTCGGCAACACCTGCCACATGCAGAATGTAATGATCTACCACGTCACCAAGTCTCATGCCGGGAAGCTTAGCGATAACGGCTTCAGGCAAGTTTGATCGAACAGACACGTAATCCATGGTAGCTTCGATCATCTCATCACAGATAACGAAGGCGTCTACCTTGTCAGGCTTGATGCCAGATGTAAACTTGCATGACCTAAAATACAAAACGGAACTTACATGCAGTCCGTCTGGAAATTTCGGCCACCTTGTTAATCCCTGTAAAATTAAATCACACGTTAGGATAAGATGCCTTGGTAGAATTTCTACCTCTTCAGCGCTTGTTAGAACGAGTTGATCGTAAACTAATTCACCTCGAACAAACTCCGGGCGAACGATCAAGTGATCATTGAAATTTTCGCCCGCCAAAAGACGTTTCTTGAAATCGTGGACACCGACGCCTTCGATGAACTTCTGCATCTCGATGCTCACGCAGCCTCTCCAGCGTTCCTATTGAGCATGTAGGCTGGCTTGTATTCAGGCGGATGCTTCTTCAACGCCTTAGCCAAGCCAGCCATCGCAGGGTTCCATAAGCCTCCCCACATACCCATCATTGCAACGCTCTCGTATTTGCGTGCTGCACTGGCCATTGCAGAGCTGTCCTTCCTGGCCTTCGCATTTTCATGTGCGTCCTTCGCTGCAGAGGCTTCTGCCAGCAACATGAAGAATGCACTGTCCGGATCATTGCACGGGCAATTCTTGTTCCTGCACACTGCTGTCGCTTTGCTCATGCGTCATCTCCATCACCGAACCTACGTCGCATCTGTAAAGCGACAGGGATCTCCTTGCCAAAGTTCAGGAGCTTCCAACGGTAAATGTTAAGCTCTGCCCGTATGGCTTTGGCTGTGAACTTCTCGCCGCGATTATAAGCTGCTTGTTCGCGAACCTCTGTGGTCACCTGCATTTCAGCAAGGATGGCGAGACTTTGACCGTTCAGATTTTCGATCCACTCGCATCGGGATATCAAATCATGCAAAGCCTCTAGAGCCAGCTCGAGCTTCAAATAGCAGTCGCAATCTGCATCTGCACACGATTTGCACACGATTTGACTTTTCACACGATATGCTCCAGTATTTGCGGGAATTGATGTGCGGAATCATAATCCGCGTGTCGGGGGTTCGAGTCCCTCCTCCGCTACCACACCAAAAACCTAGGTTTTCTGCGGGTTTCGGGGGTTATACCCCTCGAACCCAAAGGCTATCCACAGATAATAGCGACAATAGCAGGACGCTGCAAGTCACGGAAAAACAACGAGTCGGACACTTGTTGGACAACTCTTGTCGTCCTTCGTGCACACGATGTGCACACGATTCGCCCTATGCGACACTTGTCTTAGTGATTTCGCCATTCACGATATTACGAACAAGCTTGCCGATACCGGTGATATGCCACTCACCGCCATACGGCCCAGAGGCAAAGAGCTTCTTCTCAATCAGTGCGCTAATGAGAGGCCACTTGCCTTTGCCATCAGGTCGAATACCTATCTTCACAGCTCTTTCCTGCGCTGGCGTAAGATTTTCAGCTATCTTGAAGGCTTCGATCAAGATCTCATAATCTATGACGTTACACCTGTAATGAAAGGCGAAACGCCCAAAGGATTCGTAACATTCTGCACTTTGCTCTTTGACCTGTGGCTCGCTCACGCTCAAATCCTTCGTTAACGGTTTTCAGCTATGCAGCGGGGCATGGACAATCTCGAAATGCTCAAGATGATCAATGACCTCGCTGCCGAGGTAAGCCTGCTCAAGCGTCGAGTTGAGCAGCTAGAGAAAGAAAGACAGAAACCTTAGGTTCCTTGTCCGATCCTTCGTTCCACTTCACCAAGACAACAGGATCGTCCTTGTTGTCACGCGTGCGGCCGAATGATCCGTCATCATCCATATATGACCAGAGCAGACGGCTGGTGCCCTCATAGCTTTCTGACCACACCTTGATGCGATGCAGTGTGCCGGAGTGAGGATGTGTCCACAAAACTTCCACATGATGTTCTGCGACCAGGTGTGAGCGAGCGTGACGCCCGAAATATTGATGAACGAAGGAGTTCGCAGCTGATACCAGCGCGTCGTGCTTGTTTCTCATGATATTCTCCCGAAATCAGAAAAATATCATACTCGATCATTTAATAGCTGTCAAATGCGAAAACGGCTACACCCTTGATAGAGCATAGCCGTTTCATCCGATTGTAGATCTATTCAGGTAAGCTTGGCCTTCTGCATAAAGGCCTTTTCTGCCTTCGCTGCAGCTGCCTCCCGGATCCGGCGAATAGCGCCAAGGCTGGTCACCTTCGAACGCTTGATCGTGGGATCCTTCCAAGCCGGTATTCTCCCAGCCTTTACGTCGCGATTGACCGACCTGATCGAACGCTGCGTAAGCTCTGCATACTGGGAGAGGGTGATGGGCTCGTCTTCGCCCGGTGTTAAGGTCGTCATCGATCATGCCCCCTTTGGCTCAAAGGGGATGACATTCAATCCACCAGTGTTCTGGCGCCGGATCGTCACTCTCGACACTTCCAGTGGAAGCGCAAGATCACCGTCGACATACTTGCCTATGATTGAACCGGGGCACATGCCGTCAGGGTTATCAAACTCAATAACCCGGTATGCGTCAGTCTCCCCATCGAATTCAGCGACACGGAATGATCCGTCGCTCATCACGGTTATTACCGTGTCTACAGTTGCAGGCTCATCAGCCACCGTCTTCTACTCCGCTAACCCAAGCGGACAATCCCCTTGGGCAATGCTCTTAGGAGCGACTTCTCGTTCCACCAAGCGTTTGCGAAATTATTTTAAGACGGCGGCCTTCAGAATGCGAATTAGCCTGCATTCTCCCCGATCTGCACCTTGCTCATGATCTCGAGCAGCTTTGACGTGGTGTCCTGATCAAACGCCCCAGAAAACTCTACCCAGACGTTGCCAGTATCGAGCTTCTTGAACTGGATCGCCATTCCGGCTGGCATCTGTTTGCTGACGTAGCCTGGAACAAGCTTGTCAGGCGATATGCCGATAGCCTTCGCCATAGCTTCGACCTTGGCAGGCTTTGCAGTCGACTTGCCCAGCACGTAGCGGCTGACCTCGTATTCCTGCATGCCGGTCTTGGTAGCCAGATCCTTCTGCGTCATCCCTGCATTGGAGAGCTCGCGTGTGAGTGCATCCCCCAGAACCTGCTTAATCTTGTTGCGACGCTCTCTAGCGCTGATTGATAAAAGTCCGTCGCCTTCAACTGGTGCATATTCGAAATCGGACATATCGTTGAACCCCTGATATGTTTCCATGAATGTGTGATGTATGATGATGTTATATGCGATTTTTGCAAGCGGCAACTGGCAGAACGAGGGTTAAACAGGCCAGAGTGGCAAGTGACCCGTTCTGATACGTTCGAGCAGCACGAATTGACAAGTGGCATTTTTGCCACATGAGTCTGCAGAAATTAACGAAGATATTAACGGGCACGCATTTCTGCGGAAAAATCCGTCAAGAAAAATATCAGCCAGTTTGGTGGTTATGCAGCCTGCATAATGGATTGTCTCGCAGCTGTGCAAAATGCAGTAGCTGTTTCGGCATCTATGGCATTGCCGTAGGCGCGCAATCGTCCCACTCTTTGGGCAATCTCATGAGCCATCGGGAATGTGCCGGGTTCAACCGGCCGCCACTTTCCATCTCTGCAGAATAGCCAGTCAGCAGGGTTCCGTCCGAGCATAGGCGGACAGGGACGATCTGTGATGCTACCTGATTCAAGCTCACTGTCGCTTTGCTGCCATCCGGCCTGCGACCCGTCGTGCTCGCATCCTTCGCCATCTGCGACCCGCTGGCGTTCCCTACTGTCGGAGTTGGCCAACCAGCCAAGCCCGCTTCTCTCGGCAGCTGATCCAGCCTCTTGCGCCCTGTCTGGCTTACTACGGCCATACCAGGCGTATCCTTCCAGTCTCTTTGAGCTGGTGTGATCCACCCTTTCATCTGATGCGCAGAAGTAGAGTCGCTGCCTGATGTGCGCACCGTCGAAGCCCGCAGCGCACAGATCCGACGCCCCGAAGGCGTAATCCTGTCCTTCCAAGTCAGACGATACAAGATCGATCCACTCGAGAGCGCTCGCAACCTGCTCTCCAAGGACGACTGCAGGGCGGCACTCTTTGATGAGATCGAACCAGACTGGCCAAAGGTGGCGGTCATCTTCGAACCCGCCTTGCTTGCCAGCGATACTGAAGGGCTGGCAGGGGCAGGATCCAGTCCAAACAGGAACGTCATCTGACCACCCTGCTCTTCGTAGAGCATGGCTCCAGACGCCAATTCCAGCGAAGAAATGACATTGTGTGTAGCCGCGTAGGTCATCAGACTTCACATCCCGGATGCTGCGTTCATCCACATCACCCGAGGCGATGTGTCCGGCCTTGATCAGATTGCGAAGCCATTGAGCAGCGTAAGGATCGATCTCGTTGTAATACGCTGCCACACAGCCACTCCCTAGCCGCTTAGGGAGTAATTATGCTAGAAGTGCTAGAAGGTTTTCAAATAAGGGGAGTTCAATCCAATATTATGGAGATGAAGTTTTCTTCTGATCGAGCGGACACAATTGTCCTACCCCTGATACCTGAAACGTCCAGCATCCAGTGATCGACCACTTCTTCAATTCGACGACCGGGAAGTTGTGAGATGACGATTTCAGGAAGAAGGAATTTAATTTCTACAGATTTTTCATCTCGATACACAAATATTGAATCTGTGTAATAACGATCAGCTGAAACAAACTTTGGTTTTTCGAAACCCGTGCAACCATGGAATATTAGCGATCTTTTAACAATCAGTTTATCAGGCAACGATGTCAAGCTTGTGCAACCAGACAAGATCAGACACCCGCAAACCAACAGGTTATTAGGTAATGACGTCAAATTTGTGCAACGTGCGAGATTAACTGTGCCTCGAACTATCACGTTATCAGACAGCTTATAACCAGCTTTAACCCGTCTTTCGAACTCGGTTTGATTCATAATGATAGGCTCACCGGCCTTCTTTCGCTTCTGTGCCATCACTTGTCCGATCTGTTTTTCCAAGCGCGTGACCGTGCAAACGGGGTCATGCGGATGTGGAGCATGAGAGCTGATTCAGGATCTGTGGCGACGTTTATCTGCTTCATCAGGCCGTAGATTTCCGCGACCATGAATGGAGCAACGTCGACTTCTTTCTCCCAACGTGGGAAGCGACCATGTGGAGCACGGTTGGCCTCGAGCCGGCGATTGAAGTCAGCCTCAAGCCAAGGCACTACAGCCCGCCACTGCTTCCCGGTCACGCTTGCGACCACATTACCAGAGCAAACCAGTGCACAAGTTTCATCCTTGCGCATCATCACCTTTGCCCAATGCTCTCCCGGCTCGCCCTCGCCAAACTTCGAAGCGCTGTCCTGCTCCACCAGCTTCAGCTTGCCAGCCTCTTTCAGCTGCACCAGATGATCGCGTGTCCATCCGGCTGCCTCGTGGTCGAAACAGTCGTCTCCTTTGCGCAGGACATAATCCTTGGCGTCCGGCCATTGCTTGGGCCAGTCCAGTCGGAGCACCTTTCTAGCAATGCCGTCCAGAGCGATCGCAAGGCGTTCTGCCATGAGCTTGCCCGGCTCGTCTGCATCAGGCTGGATAATGACAAGACGACCACGCAGGCTGCTGAAATCGGTCTTCTCTAGCGCCTTGCTCCCGCCCTGATGGGTGGTGACCACGAAGTTCGGAAACAGCCTCTCGGCAGGAGCAACAGCCTTCTCGCCTTCCACATAAAGGACAGGGGCATCAGGACGTGCTGCAATCTTGTCGAGATTATAGAGCGGGCGATCCTTCGGCCATGCCTTCATGCCGAATTTCACCGGGCCATTATCGCTCGAATACCACGACCAAGGCACGATCTCCTTGCCGTCTGGCGTCTCGTATCTGGCGACATAGAACAGGGATAGCCCTTCCCTGTTCTTGTATATCCAGACACTGGCAGGATCACCATATTCGAAATGGAAGAATGACCCTGGCCCTATGTCTCGCAGATCTTCGATAGTGGGCCGGTGTGACCGGATCTCGATGACCTGCTTTGTCTTGACCGCCTCACGGGTTGGAGAGGGAGTGTGACCCGAAGTGATGCTCCGGATCGCAGCTCCAACCTCTTCCTGTGAGCATCCAGCGTGGCAATGCCAGATCAATCCCTTGCGACCGTCAGTCAGGTTGAGCGATGGTTTCTGGTCGGTATGCACGGGGCACACGACCATCCAGCTCGAACCCTTCTTTTGAGCCTTGCCCTTGCCCGGGCGGCTCATCATTTGTGCAAGTTGAGCAGCACGCCACATCAGGCAGCGGCCTTCTTGGCAGGGCCACGACCCTTCGGCTTTTCAGTTTCGAACGGCCCTTCGATGGAAGTGCGTTCCACTGCGCAGCTGTAGATAGCTTCGCCATCCTCGTCATCGCCAAGCTTGATGCTGCGAAGGCGATAATACATGGGATCGATATTGCCGCCGTCCTTCATGTCGACCACGCGTGCCTGTCGGATACCGTCTTCATTGGCCATCACTTCGATGGAGCAATCGAGAGCGCCACGAAGGGCGTTCGATCCACGCATCCCGTCAGATGCATTCTTGCCGGTGTGGTGCACGATCATCACGTGAGGGCGCATGTTGAAGGCCTGATCGAGAGCTTCCTGCATACGGCCAATGGATGAAACGAAGCAGCTCATGTCAGATGCGCTGTTCTCGTCATTGCCGCCGAAGTAGCGATTGAGCGTGTCGACCACGATCATGGCGACCGGCTGGTTCATGTGCACGCAGATCGCCTTGATATCGGCAATGACGGCATCGATAGCGTCGGTGTCCGATACCAGATTGAAGGTGGCTGGCATCATGATGAAATTGCGGCTGGGATCCTGATCGTTCACTTCGCGCCATGCTGTCATGCGACGCTTGAATCCGGCAATGCCTTCACCGCACATGTAGATGACCAGTCCGGGCTTCGTGCGGCGTCCGAAGAACGACATACCTCTGGAAACGCGTTCTGCCAGATCTTGAGCGAAGAAGCTCTTGCCGCTCTTCGGTGCTCCATAGACCGCAGAGACGCCGCCGCCGATCAGAAGGTTCTTGACGGTCCAGTCGACCGTCGCACCTTCAGTTTCAGTGCCATCGAAAATGAATGGGAACCGAAAGTTGTGTGTCGACTTTGATGCAAGCGTCTTGAACGATTCCGGTGTGTTAAGCCGGATCGGAATTATATTGTCCATTGAACGTCTCCTTCGATGACACGACTATGGCGCGACCCAAGATCAGGATCGGGCGGGATTCAGTTATTCAGGCAGCGACCAGAAGCTCGAACTGGTCTGCGCTGGGATCCTTGCTTTGCCGCACGCGGATCTTGTCGCGTGGTGGGGCGTGGTGGACTGGGAGTTTTACCCAGAGTTCCAGATTGATCTTGGTTAAAACCTTGGCGTCGGTTTCTTCGATGATCTGCTCAATCTCTTCGTCGAGATCATCATCATCGTATTCTGTCGCGCTGTTAGCCTGCTGTGCAGACTTACCCCGTCCGACCCGTGAGCGCTTTTTGATAGGGACGATCTTGCCTGAAGCGATAATTTCTTGAGCGAAGCTGTCGAGGAATGTCTCTGCCCACTCGACAAAAAATGTAACATCCAAGCCTAAGCAGGCGAGCCAGACGGGAAGGAAGGAAGGATTCTGTTCAATGCATTCGGTATGGTAGTTCAAGAGGAAGCGCTGATTTCGGCCGAAACTATATGGATCATGCACCAGCTCTTGCTTGGCTTTCTTGATCGCGTCGTTGATTATGTCAGCAGCGAGAAGTCTAAGACTGTCATCGGATATGTCTTCAGGGCGCAGTTTCGGCAGGTTTGGTCCGTTAGATACATCACCTGATGACGACATTTGATATTCTCCCTCGCTGGATAGGAATAATAATGCTATTTTTGCTAGACGCCAAGCGAAAAATTCGCCGTTCTAGCATTTTTTTACCTATTCCTGTATGATCCAGGCATGAGCTTCGTCACGGTCACAGTTAAGTCGCCAAAAATGGCCATTCTTGCTGCGCGTATGCGTGGCCTATCAGAGCGTGAAGTCGAGAAAGCCATAGCAAGCGCGCTGACCTATGGCGCCAAGGACTACGTGGAATACAAGAAAGGCAGGATTGATCAGGATATCGACCGGCCTCGAACATTCACACGTGGTGCTTATGACTGGGATGGCGTAAAGCGCGGGCAACCCGTGCTAGAATCCCGTGCTTACGTGAGGCCAAAGCAAGCAGAGTATCTGGAATACCCTGAATACGGCGGCGTCAAAAAGCACAAGGCTGGCGAGAAGGACGGCCCGGCTGCCATCGCTGCAAGCGAGAAGGACCAGTATGGTGGCGGTTATGGCAAGGGCGGCTGGCAGCGTAAGTGGCTGTCCAAGACGCCCAAGCGTGTCGCCAAGTTCAAGGGCAGCGGTAAGTCAGCCTACCCGGCCGGCACCAAGCTCTATCGCATCTTCAAGCTCAAGAATCATGGCGGACAGGCCAGGTTCCCTGAAGTCGACGGTATCTGGGAGCTGACCAAGCTTTCGAAGGCTGTGACCAAGGGACGCCGGGGTCTGCCTGGAAAATGGTTTGGCGGTAAGCTGAAATATCGCTGGAAAACCAAGCTTATAGTCCGCTTCTCTAAGGAAGCAGACTATAATAACCCGCGCCTGCACTTCAAGAAGGACGGTATGCGCTTCGGCAAGGAGAAGATCCCGCAGAAGGCTATCAGGCTGATCGATGCTGCAGTGGAGAGGGCTCTGGGGAACTAGAACGGGTTGTCATTCCAGTTCTAGATATATCTCTATTCCCTCACGTGTTTTTTCTGCGCTCTCAATTGCAAGGCCTCTGATGCCTGTCACATCCAAGAACCAATGATCAAAGATTTCCTCAATTTTGCGACCATCCATCTGCAGAATTACAGAATCTGGCAAATCTTTTTTGATCCGCAGCATATTCTCCGGCGTCGAATAGAAAATTTCGTCTCCGTGATATCGGCTTGCTCTAACAAAGCTAAAGCTTTTTGGATGAATATTTTCACTGAAATAGAGTGATAAACCGACTGACATATTCTTCGGAATATTTGTCAGGTTAGTGCACCCATCTATGAAGCACGATTTATCAATATAAAGGTTATCCGGAAGTTCAGTTATGCCTTTGCAATCCTCCAAGTTGAGATTGCCTAGTATCTTAAGATTATTTGGTAGTTTTATGGGTGTAGGAACTTTGGATAAGTCGACGCTTCCTTCTACCGTGAGATGTTCAGGCAATTCATATCTGTCAATAACGTTGTTTTCGAACCACAAAGCAGTCATTGTGGAAGGTTTTACGCTGTCGTTCATGCTCTGCCTTTCCAAAATTCCCTGACCTTTGCGATGATAGGTTCGGGATCTTCCGTCAGATCTATTTCATAATCATAAGCGTCGTGCTTGGAGTTCTTGTCAAATCCATAGGCTTCGAAAATACCAGCAGGCCCTATTTCGTATGAGACAGGGCCTTTCTCGAACAGAATAGTTCCATAAGGAGTTGGCGAGATTGGAAGGTAAGATACCTCATCAAATCGCTTAACCAAATCTATGGCATAGTCGACCACCTGATCAGAGATAGCGATTCCACCCTTATCCGCCCACAGATTTGAGCCTCTTAGCTCGTTAAGGTTAGCGATAGCTTGATCCTTGTCGCTCATCTCACTTACCTCCCATTTTCTTTGAAAGTTCAGCGCTGAATTCCTGACGGAATTCCATCTCGGCAAAGGAATGCGAGAGCCCTTTGTTCTCGTCGAAGATATCCTTGACCGCTCCGATCACATCATCAGTGGTCACGCCAGTGAGCGTTCCAGACAGCTTGTCGCGCTGGAAAGCACGGATCTTTGCACGGCTGGGAACAGATGCAGCCATCGCACCAGAGACGATATTCTCGAGCGTGAAGTGCTTGTTCAGCACGTTCGCAACGGTCTTGTCCTGTGGATTGGCGACGAATGCGTGACCTTCCATGATGATTTTGTGAGGGTCGAAGAAGCTCTCGACAGCTGCAAAAACCATGTCATCGATTGATCCGCCATGCAGCGGCACACCCTCGAAATTCTTGCGAACGATATGCTCGACAGCATCCATGTTCGGGCGCTTGATGCAGATCTTCATGTCGCAGCGGCCATCACGCAGCACCGCCTGGTCTATGGCGTCCGGCCGGTTGGTTGCCAGCATCACGAAAGCGCCGCTCTCGATCACGCCATCCATTTCAGCAAGGAAAGTGGCGACCTGTGTCTTTTCCCACGAATTCCGAGACGTATTACGATCTGGCAGGATCGCATCAGCTTCATCGATAAAGATCAGGAGCGGGTGCTTCTTGAACGCCTTGTAGGCTCTGGCGAACGTGAAGATTTCTTTGATCTTCCGCTCTGTCATACCGACGTAAGGGCTCTGCAGCTCTGCCCCAGAGATCAGCATGAATTCCACAGTCAATTTTTCGCCGTAGATCTCGTGCATTTCAGCAGCAGCGGCACGGGCAAACATGGTCTTGCCACATCCCGGAGGGCCATAGAGCAGCACGCCCTTTGGCAGTGACATGCCATACGCCTTGTAGAGCTCTGCATGTTCGACCGGTGCCCGGATAAGTCCAGTCAGGCTGGAGAGAGCATCCTCGTTTCCGTAGATGTGGTCGAATGATCCGTCGATATCATCAGCATCATGCAGGTATTTTTCAACGCTGCGACGGGCTTCCTCGTATGCCTCATAAGCATTATCATCGAGCTCGTCTTCGTCTCCATTATTTTTATCATATGTTACAGGAAATAACATACCAGACGTTGTTTCTCTGAAACGAATTTCTTTTTCAACCATCTGAAAATACGCCTTGTTTAGATCAGCCATGTTCATGAACGTCGATTTTCCATTGCTGATGCTTAAATATACTTTGTCATCACCCATAAGACGCTCCCGTCAGACGCAGAAAGGCAATCGCGCTTCTGCACGTTAAAACCATCAGCAATGTCAGAGAGGCTTTCGCCCTAGATCACGCCGCTTTCTTGTGGCGCAGTCTCCGCCCGCCCTTGTAGAAAAGACCTTCCTTTTCCTTGAGCTTGCGGTTGTGCCTGCGCATTTCGTGAGACAAGAAGGACACGACTGCGTAGTTGTTCACCACGATCACGCCTTCACTGGTGATCACATTGCAGCATCCCAGAGCAGCGGCTGTCTGCACGGCCGGTGGTGTGAGCGCTGTTATGATCGCTTCCTTGTCGATGACGCCCTGCATGCACAGGTGCTTCATGACGTCGGATTCCTTGATCTGTCGGCCAGGGTAAGCAGACTCGAGCTTTCGTATCTCACGCGCCGTATCAATACCGACAAATCGTTCGGCATAACGCATGATCGCATGGACACTAACTCGGATGCTTTCTGGCATGACACGGCTCCCTTCGTTACATTGGCATTATATGCGATTTTAAGAAGATCACCAAGCCCTAAATTGCTAGAACTGCTATTATTTCCAACAAAAAAGCCCGTTATTATCGGATCTCGAGGATGTTCTTGATTTGATCCACGTTAGCCTGGTCTGCGGCTGCCAGATCTGCTGTCGCATGCTCGGTTTGCTCGAGGATCTGCCATCCTTGCACAGCAATGAGAGCAGTTCCAGCAGCAAGCAGGATTCCGAATAGAGAGAGGATGATAGCTGTCACGTGATCGCTTTCTTCATGGGAGGGTGTGTGGGCCCGGCTAGAGTCAGCTTGCTCGAGGGCCCGGCTAGGGCGAGCTTGCGCCTTAGGTTTTGAACCAGGCTGAAGATGATCGCCATCAGCAATGGCACTACCAGAACGTTCAAAGGCAGAAGTCCGACCACACACAGGATGGCGGCAAGTGCGAAGATCCATCTCATGTGCGGTCGTCCCTTCAGATTGACAGGTAGGGTGTGTAAGTCTCGATCTGGGTCCGGCTGGTCGGGAATAGCTGCCAAGCCGTTGCCAGTTGCGAGGGGGTCAGCTGCTCGATCTTGTCGATCATGAAGCTGTCAGGATCATCAATTCCAATGGCGTGGATAATGCGCAGCTTCTCGGCAACTTGGACGGCCTGATCAGCAATCCAGAAGATCGCATCTTCATCGTCGATAGCCAGCCTGCCCTGTCCGATAAGACCTGACTGCGCCTTCGAATAGCCAAACTGCATCATCTTCTGGGCGCCAATGCCACACATGCCCATCAGCACAGACCAAGGGGAAGCATGGTCGACTAGAGGCACGCGGCGATCATCGGGCAAGCAGTCCTCGTAGCGCTTGGCACGCTCCCGGCGCATATCTTCGCTGTCGGCATAGTCGGTCGGCAGCAAGGCTTCGCAGAGGTAGTCGATATTCTCGACCAGATCCTCGTCCTGCAGCTCGAGAGGGTCGGCATAGACTGCCTTCATGAACGCCGCCCGGGCAATCGTGAGGTTGGTCGCCTGCGTAGCAATCACGTCCTCGAGATCGTCGGTCAGTATCACCCCGGCATCGAACGCCATCACGTTGACGGCACGCTGCAGCGGGGCAAGCATGGGGGCAAAGAACGGGTATCGCGCCTTGACCAGAGGGTGCTCCGGATTGAGGAACGGCACACCAAAGAACGTGGCCACGTCCGAAAACTTCGCGCCCATCGAACGCATCAGGGAAGCATGAAACGAACGGCCGGGGGTGACGTGAAGCTTCTCCGGCAGCTGCTCGAAAGTGTCGAATGTGTTGTCGAATTCAATCATGATAAATTCCCGAAAAGGTCCGGCTAGGGTCAGCTGCGTTTGAGCGAGGTCCGGCTAGAGTGAGCTGCGGCCAACCCAGCGGGTAGCCTTGCGCAGCTCGTATTGGTCATACTGGGAGAGGATAGCGTCGACTTCGACCGAACGGCGATCCAGCATCCTCGAGTAGAGCGACCAGCCAAAAGCGATTGAACTGGTGATCAGCAGGGAGGCGACGGCTATAAAGTCCGGGAGAAATGCCATCACGGCAATGGCCATCAGGACGGCAGCGCCTGCGAGATAGAGCTTCGAGTGTTTCATAGGGTTAATCCTTCGCTTTGCCCTTGGGCGTCGTTTTGGAAGTATACGGCCGCCCAAATGGGCTTGCAAATTAGTCCGGCCGCTTGCTGTAGGGATTGACCGGGTGCGACTTGACCGGAGCCTTCTCGATCAAGTCCTGCCCGCCAAATACCGCTTCTGTCTCCGTTTCAGTCATCCGGCGCGATATGACCATCAAATCGATCAATCGATCAAGCGAGAGAACCATCGTCGAGAGGCCTCGTGCCGTATCGTCATAGACGCCCCGGTCTATAAATTCCCGGCAAAAGCGGCGCATCAGCTCAAAGGCCGGCGTCTTGTTGCCCCCGGGGGCGTTCTGCGTGATGCTCCAAGTGCCCGTTGAACGCCTGTAGGTGCATTCGGGCAGCCAGTCGGCCTCTGCCCCATTGCGCTCAATCGTGCGCAGCTTGGCGATATCCCGGCTGTCGAACGATATGGCGATCTGATCATCTGAAACGATCTTGAAAATCATCTGGCAAGTCCTTCAATGTGCCCCCGGGGGCTGGCTAGGTTCAGTCTTCAGCGACGCGCTTGATCAAGCCTCTTTGCTCTGCAACAATCGACAAAGCTATAGATTCCATCCCGTGCATGGCTACAGATGGTATTCCCGAAAGACTTTCGATAAGAGCCATAACCCTTATCTTGGCCAATAGATCTTCATCGGAAAGCTTTTCAGCATACTCTATATCCTTGCTAAGATCTGGGAAGAAGTCGAATCCACGCCCACAATCAAACATCTGCCAGCTCCCTGATGAATGTCTGCAGATCGAGCCGCTTGTCGACCTCATACATCAATTCGAAATTGATCTTGCTCATGGCCTGCAGCGCGTTCTCGAATTCGTCGAAGTCCTTGCTTTCGAGCGCGCTATAGCCTGCCAGATCGCTCATGGTGTTCATGAGGCTAATCCGGGATTCGGTCAGCTTGGCGCGCATTTCTTCGATTACGTCGGTCTTCAGATGGTCTGGAAATTTCACGGTCGATCTCCTTGTTTGGGTCCGGCTAGACCCAGCTCGTTGCCGGGTCCGGCTAAGGTCAGCTGCTCAATCTTCGCTGTCGCTGTCGAAGCCTTTTAGATCGAGCACGTAGCCAATCGGGCATTCATGCTCGGCCCAATCGAAAGCGTCATTGTAGCAAGCATTAGCCTGACGCTTGAGCAGCTGCAGATCGGCAATCCCCGGGGCTTCGTAGCCGCCTGTCCAAATGATATCGAACGGGTCATCCTCGAGGTGGTGCATGTAGCCAGTAGACTCGAGAGCTTCGAGATATGCCTTGGCCTGTTCGATTGTCTCGATCTTGCGATGCATCATAGCAGGGAAAAACGAGAAAACGGCTTCACCCTTGAACGCCTCGAGCCCGTCCGGCAGTTGGCAATAGCTGCCAGCTTCGGCAAATACGCCGGGAAAAACCTGTTCGACGGGGCGACCGTATGCCCTGCGATCGCTGTTGCAGTAGTCGCTTATTTTCCAGAAATTGCGGCCATCTGTCAGCAGCTTGCCAGCTCCTAGGCGCTTGGCGGCTGTGTATGTCTTGAGCTGTTCGAGGGTCGGCATTGTCTTGATTCCTTGCATGTGCCCGCTGGGGCGTTGATCAGGTCCGGCTGGGATCAGTTGATCTCGTAATCGCTCAAATCGAGGAATTCTGCGTCTTCGTCGGTGTTGAAGAAATAGCCTTCGCCAACGGTGCGACCCAGACGGTCGAGAGCGGCGTCGATATCGATGAACGAGTCGAACGATTCAGATTCAATTCTACGCATGGTCTTGCTTCCTTCGTTGTGCCCGGTTGGGCGGTGGTGGCTTGCGCCATTTGAGAGCCGGACAAAGGCACAAAGCCCGGCGCTCAAATGGCGGGCGGGCTGATGGACCGCCGCCTGTGTTTAATTACCCTGCTATGTATCCGAATTCATGAAGTGAACGAATATACGACTGGATCTTCTTCTTCATCAAATAACCAACCTTGAAAGTTATAACGGCATGCTCAAGCGATGTTATGATATCATTGATCTGCGACCATGCGATATCGTGCATCTGGAGATCATTGAATCCCATGTCCACGCTTGCATCATAAAGATTTTCAGAAAAATCTTCTGCAAGAGCAATAGCGATGCTTTCGCTTACTTCTTCAACTCCATCAAGATGCGCAGAGCATGCAATCAAAGCCTGATTTGCAGCAGTGAAGTTGCTGAAGTTGTAGTTGTTGTCGCTGATCTTTGAGAGAGAGATAGGCATTGTCTTGTTCCTTTGCTTTGCCCGGGAGGGCGGTGGCAGGTGCTGTTCGCTTCCTGTGATTTGAATAGTGCCAGACGATTCGGGGGCTGTAAAGCGAAAAAATTATCTGATGCGATTTTTTTCGCAGTTCTAGCAATTACTCGAATTGTTAGCGGTTAAGCATTGCTGATGTTGATGCGATAAGGTCAAGCGTGGCTGCCTCAAGCGTGGCGTTCGAGCGCTTGCGAAACAGGCGGGCAATCATCTTGATCATTGGTTCGTTCCTTTGCTGTGCCCGGAAGGGCGTGCTCTGACTGTGAAACGAAGATTCGCACGGGTGGCACCAGCGTGTCAACAATAAAAATGATAGTGTCTGCGATTTCTGCTAGCATACCAGGTGAACGCGCTGCAGACCCCTCGCCCTGGTGCACGCCGCGGGCCCGGCTGGCTATCGATCAGGCGGATAAATTAAATCGAAAATAAATGGATGATGTGCCGAGGCATGAGCGGCAGGGCATTTGATTTGAATTAAATCCCAGATGCTGTCTGTCGATCTGGGTGGGGCTTGGCGGGGCCGGGTCG